TTATTAAGGCTTAATAAGGGTTATATTTTTTAATGTAATGTTATAATAATGAAAGTAATATAAATAGAAAAAATTTTTTAAAAAAGTTTAAAAATTTGCGTTCCGGATGCAAAAAATAAGAATTATTAAGAATTATTAAGGTTTAAAATATCGGTTTTAGTTATTCGATTTAAATAAGTCTTAATAGTGTTTATTTTCGTTTATATGGATTTATTTTGAATCCGGTATGTAATAGGGTGTAAAATTATAAAAATGCTTTAAAAGGGGTTTAAAATGCTTTTTTATCCTTGCCTTCATCCGGTCAAAAAATCCCGGGTTAATTGATGAAGGGATAAATATTTTTAGTATCCGGTTTAATAGGATGAAAATATTAAAATCTCAGTAAGTTAATTATTCATTAAAGAGGGTGCAAAGGTGCATAAACACAAAAAGGGATGCACCTCGCATCCCTTGTCTGAATTTATATATAATAGATATGGAAACCTTCTTAAATGCCGTTTTTTCGGGAAAAACAGTCTAAAACCCAAATTCTACTTGGTTGAGTAACCCTTCAAATGTGCTTCTCTTATACCTCTCAATCCACTCTCTCATTTCACCCACCCCCTCAAAATCAGCAAAATCAAGCTCATGATTACGGTGTATGGTGTAATACTCTTCACCCCCCTCTTTCCTGAGCAGCAAATTTGTCAACCCATACATCTTTTCTCTGTTTATACCCTCACCAAGGCTTATTTCACAACAAATCACGTTACCGTCAGCTAATTGGTGGTACTCCCTTGATATTATGCCCGGGGTGAAAGCATTGTTGCTCTTCAAAAACCTAATAAATAGGCTGTTTGCATCCAATTTTACCGGAACTGTCTCTTTTGGCAGTAATACGAGAACCTGAGTATTTTCCATTGTTTTTGCGTTTTGTGTAATTTTAAGTAAATTTAAGCCTTTTTAGTGACTTTTAGGCTACTTTTGAGCTTTTTTTGTGTTTTTAGTGCAAAACGGGGAGATTTTGGAAAATTTGTGTTAAAGCACCCCCTCATCAGCAAGTGAGTAATAAGCAGTATCGGTAATAACCATAGAGTCAAGCAAGTCAATATCCAACAACTTCAACCCATCCCTCAGTTTTTTTGTGATGTATTTATCATCCTCAGAGGGAGTAACCTTGCCTGATGGGTGATTGTGTACAAGAATAACCGCACTTGCCAATGCCTTTACAGCGTATAACGCCACAATCTTAATATCCATAACCGTACCTGCCACCCCGCCCTGAGAAATTTTGGCGTAACCAATGGTATTGTTACTACGGTCTAATAAGAGTATGAACATACTCTCATAAATTAAAATATCATCAAAGTAAAACTTTCTTGCATACTCAAAGGTATCTTGGGAAGAACTTATTTTAACCTTATCGAAGCTCTTACAAGTCACTTTTAAGGAAAGTTCACGGGAAAAATTCGAGTCACTCATGGCGGTTTGTTTTTGTTTTTGTTCATGTAAAGATAAGCCTTTTTTCTGACCCCGCAAAACTGTAAAAAAGTAATTTTAAATTCATCTAAGGATTACTAATCTAAAATAAGGCAAAAACAGGCCAAAAACGGCAAAAGTTTCTAACAATTTTGACCATTTTTCAGTGATTTTTTATTATCTCACAACAGTCTGAGAACCAATTAGATGAAAAAAACGGGTGTCACTTTTCCCCCCGTGGAGATAAAAACCTCAAAAAGTCAAGTGCTTGATTACTACCACTAAAAGTTTCTAACACATCGGGCACATATTTTCAAGGTCGAAAATGACACATATACCCACCAAAAATGACCTATTTTGCACTAAATAAGCCTTACTAAGCCTTAATAAGCTCTGGAACCCTTGAAAACAGGCGTTTGTAAAATGCTGATTTGCAATGTCTTACAGAACCTATAAGAGGGTAATAGAGGATAATAGAGGTTTTGAGATTTTTTTAGTCTGCTTTATTATCTTCTGTTATATATAGTTAACTGTCATTATAAGGGGTGTAGTGGGGTGTATAAAGGTTTCAAAAGTGTTTATTATTGTTTTATTCTCTCATTTAGTATATGTCTCTCTGTATAATGTGTATTATATCTTTTTATTACTCCTTAATTACTCATATCCTCCCCCGGTTTTCCTTTTGTTCTGTTATCCCTGTCACTATATGTATTTATTCTCTATTATTACTATATATATTCAATACTTCCGCCTCATCTCAGCCCCCGGAATTTTTAATTTTTCATACCCTCTAAAATGCCCTATTTTATGCAAAATAAAAAGGGCAATAAATTAACATCTATTACCCCTTTTTAGGCTTTATTTTATGTTTATACTCTATTGAAAATCAACTTGTTATTTTGTGTTGAATAGTAGCTATTTATAGACCTACCATGAAAAACAAAAATAGCCGGTTTTTATGCATTATTTGGTGGTAATGTTAAAGGCATAACCAAAGAAGTAAGCTCTGCATCATCCCCCAACTTTTCTTTTATCTCCAATGCCCTGTGCGGTTCATCGAACAAAAGCTTAACTCTTTCAAAGTCGTTTATCTTTAATGCATTTGTAAGCCTTACATAGTTGAACCCGATCTCTATGTCGTTTCCATCAATTATTGCATGAACACTCTCTGCTGATGCCCTGCCGAAGTCAATGTCCTGAGCAGACAATGTAATGAATCCGTCTTTTATTGCCAACCTGATAAGCTGTGAGGCTTTATTTGCTGCCCCCGACACCCTTGCTATTGCCTCCAAGAAAGATTTTCTGTGGGTTTCAACCGATATTGGCGACTTCTCTCTGAGTACAGCTCTAAAAGTTGGGTACTTTCCTTCGGTAGCTCGAATGTCAAGGGTAAAATTATTAGCCACCTCAAAGCTCACGTTTTTATCATCGTTCTTAACCAACACCAATGACCTAACCGTAGGTTTGGAATGAAGTTTCAAAAGCTCAGATAAAACCAACATCGGTTTCTTTGGCAGGATAAAAGAAGTTGCCACATAAGATTCTTGGGCGCAAGAGTAGAAAGATAGACTATGAGCATCTGTTCCTACTATGCTTATCCCGGTCTTAGTTATTTCAAAATTGATGCCGTTCAACACCGGCCTCAGCTCGTCTTTTGCCACACAGTAAGAAACCTTATCAATCCCCTCTTTTATTGTGCTTGCTGCAATGTACCCCTCTTTTGCATTTTCGGAAAATTCCCTGCTGTTAGGGTACTCATCAAAAGGGATTGCACTAAGCTTCTGAGTATCTACCCTTGAAAGTATCTCGATATTCTCTGTTTCCTTGTCATGCACAAATCTCAAAGCCATTTTCTTGTGGGTGTTGAGATGAGCAAGCAACTCTTTTCCCTCAATCAAAAATTCTCCTTTTTTTGAATAGTGCGCTGAATCATACTCTAATGGGAGCTTAAAGGTTAATTCGCTCTCTAAATCACTCCCCGACACTTTCAGATAATCTCCGTCATACATGAATTTAACACAATCAAGTGAGGGTATAGTTGATCTTTTTGAAATAATCTTCATGATCGACTTAATAGCCACTAATAATGTATCACTATCAATAGTGACCTCACTCATTGTTATTTCTTCCCCGGTCTTATCTTGTACCTCTTCTTCACTCTTTGTTTGTTCCGTTTTTAGTTTCATAATTTATAAACTTATTTGTATATCTCATTGTATATTTCACGTAATTTTGGTGATATGGTTTTAACCGCTTCTTCGAGGGATAATACTCCCCTATCCACAGAATCATCCACCCAAGAAATAAGTTCTCTTGTTCTATCCCTGTACTCTGTTCCTTTCTCAATTCCCTTAACTATAAGTAAACAGGCTTCCCTGTCCTCATATCTACCCAATGTATTCCAAATTTCAGCAGCTTCTTTCCACAATCCGTTGGCTTCTGCCTTTTTTGCCTTACTCATTAAAAATTGTATGTCTATCATTGTTTATCATAAATTAGGTTATTCTAAAGTTACAGGTAAGCAAAGGAACCACAAGTTGCGGACAACTTAATCCCCCCATTTTCTTTTAATCGTGTCATTTCCATTTCTATACCATAGATATATAGAAAAAATGGAATATCATATACAAAATACGTTTTTTGCTTTAAATAAGGTTTATCCTCACATCTGCAATATAGCTTTACAAATCTTTCAAGGTCAGCCTTATTATCAAACTCAAAACCCTTTCTTTTTAGCCCTTCTACCATATGCTCTTCCAACTTTTGTGTTAGTCCAGAAGCAAGCTTACTTAAAGATTCCTCTATTGTAGAATGTATATCCAAGTTTATCATAACTTATATATTTAACCGTAAGTAATTGCATATAATCGAGCCTCTATCTTATTGCACCCAAATTCTCTTGCTTTATAGTATCTGGCTTTCTCATTTATATTCATTGTTCTCCACACTGTAAGCTCCCAATCTTCCATATATTTTGACATATCTATCCCGAAGTATTTTTTAATTCCTCTTGGAGCACCCGACATTGAGCCTTTTACCATTCCACCACTTCTTTTTCCCTGACCTCTCGGCATTGCTCCCCAATCTATAGTGCTAACACAATCAGGAATCGTACAGGAAGAGGCATCTATTTTATCCCTAAACTCAGATAAGACAATCTTAGCCTCTGTCACGTTTATGCTACTACCTATTTCCATAAACCCTTTGGATTTTCTCCGAGTAACCCACACAATTCGTCAAACATATCAGAATACCTCTCTTGATACAGCCACTTATAGAATGGATAATCATTCTTATACATTTCTAATTTACTGCTATTCGTTTCTATAGAGAACTTGACATTTGCTATCCTATCACATAGCTTAACAAAAGTAGCATGCTCAGTATAACGCATATCCTTATAATACTCCGAAGAATGTTTTTCATTCCTGTTCCTTCCTTTTGGCGTTGTCAAAGCAAACACTACTTCGGCTACATTTACCCCAAATTGATTCTTTATCTGTGTGTAGTTTATTTTTGTGGGGCAATCTTCAAGTACATCGTGTAGCCAAATAGCACAAAATACACCCTCTACCACAGAAGGATTTGTGCTAAGTTCAGCCGGTATTAAATGTGCATATTTTAACCCCACCTCCTCAACCATTTCTAAGTGCTTATGGTATGGGTATGCTCCGTACATTTGCCCGATCGACCCATGCAGTGCAATAGCTAACTTTCGAGCTTCACCCACTAAGGGCATTGTATTCAATTTTTCTACTCTGTTCATAAACTTATTTTTAATGGTTATCATTAATAAAATCAAAATACTTATCCCTCGCACTCTTATTGGATACCTTCAATGCCTTATCCAATCGGTTCATATAATCTCTACCCCAAGACGTATTGTGGTTCGTACCACTCTTCCACCATACCTCATCCTGTTCATTCTCTGGAAATACAATCCTACACCTCATAACAGTCTCACGTAGTAACTGAGACATATTGATCATCTCCTCAGACATATTACGTTTTATTATCATATCCATTATTTTAGTTTCACAAGCCTTTTGATTAGTCAGGTACTTCGCCGGGTCACATACCCATTCATAAATTTGTCCAATTATCTCTTCCATAATATCCTGTTCGATTTATAAACTTCCTCTTTTAGATTTTTTATAAAGTTTTTCTCTTTCTTTCATAATTTCATACCCATCAATGTAGTTATCAAGATACATTTCAAGGGCTACCATGTAATCATACCATTCTGGATATGCCTCGAACATTTTTTGAATGTCCTCAACCGTTGTGCTCTTAGGCATGAACTTTTTAATATCCGGTCTGTTAGTGATCTTATCTGGTTCTGATACTACCAACTCCCCCTTTTTTAGAGCTGCGTAAACTTTACTCATAAGATCATCAATGGTGCTGGTCGTGTCTTTATAAATAGACATATCAGATTCAACCTTACCATGTGCATATAAAACCGATGCATGATCTTTACCACCGATAAATTCCCCGATTTCATTTAGGGATAATCCTGTCTTTTCTTTACCGAAGTAGCTTATCATGTGCCTAACCTTTACAATCTCCATCTTTCTGCTCTTAACCATCTCAATTAGGGTTTCTTTAGGGAACGAGTAATACTTGCAAACCACATCTACGATGATTTTCATTCGTAACCTGTTTATGTCCTCTTTTGCCATTGTTTTGTTTTTTCTATAGAGTAAAGATAAGTATAAAAGGGTTATTTATAGCACTTTATAGGTACTATTTTTGTTTGGTAGGTATGAAAAAAGCCCGGGTCGGATGGTCGGGCTTTTAACATTTGTTTAACTCTTAAATTTATTGATTATGGAAATCATGACAAATATAACCCATTCAGAATAGAAAAGCAAATTTATTTTTTCCTGTTCATATTTGGAACCTTATGGCCAAGCTCTTTCCCGATTCTTGCCTCCAACATAGAAGTAAGACCTCTCTTTCTGCTAAGAAGTGACTGAGACTTCTGCAACACCAAGAGATCATCAATAAGAGTAAGCTCGCTTAGTAGCTCCTCTGCTGTTATCTTCTTGTTCTCTGCTTTCATAACCCTTACCCAAACAGGAAGTTCTAAAGTAGTTATTTGGCTAAACTCACCAACAACCCTATTCCGCTTTTCCATCTTGATCGGTTACAAATATCTCTTTAATTCCATAATTAATAAAGAACGATTCGGACAAAACCGAGTTCGTTTTAAGAAGCAGATCATCCAAGAACCTGTCAAAGTCCTTATCAAACTCTTCCCCATCTCTAACCTGTTCGCCAAAATCCGCTAAGATTCTTTTTTTCAATGTGGGTACATCAACCCTTACTGTTAGTTCATTCATATCCAAAGTATTTATTAAGTGTTACAAGTAGTCTTTAAGTGATTTTAGCTTCTTCACCCCGGCTTTCTCTTTTTCGAGTATCTCCTCATACCTATCCATATCCAAACTGTCTGTTATTGCATTGTACAACAGTTTGTGTAGTACGTCTGGCCTAAGTGCATCGACCTCCCAACTTGAAGCACCATATTTCTGCATAAATTCCTTTGCCCGGGGGTCTTTTATTTTTGCGGGATTCGGTGGGGGAGAATACTGTTTTATTTGATCTATTGTAAGAGCTATAGGGTTTAATGAGAATACGTCACTAAATTCTGGTAGATTATTTTGCTCGACTCTCCAATCACCTACATAAAATTCCTTAATTCTTTCTGTAATATCCCTTATCATATCCTTACCACTTGGGTCAAAGTCTCCAAGGTACAAAACTATCACCTTCTGGCCATCCTCTACGGCATCATAAAACCTATTATATGCATCGTGCATGGCAGAAGCAGATGAGTAACCTCTGTTTACAAGCAATGGTATGTGAAATCCTTTTGTGACTTTCTTCAACACCCCGCTAAGAGCATCTTTCTCAACCCAAACCTCCATATAGTTGTCCTGCCCTTCTTGTCTCGGTAACTGAAACTGCTCTATAGCTGCATCAAGTATATCCTTCTCACTTTTGAAGGATGCAGGTGTATAAGGAACCCTTAGTCTGTCCTCTATAGCATCCCAATCAACAACACCCCCCATTCTGCCCTCTTTTAGCAGCTTGGATATTTTTGCATACTCGGTAACATTATTCGGAATTACAGACTTGCTTACAAGTTGGTAGTATAGCTGCCGAAGGGTTAGCTTGTACCCTTGCCGTTGATAATCCTCTACTATTCTGTTAATAACCTCAAGCTTTTCAAGATTGTCCTTACTAAGCCTTACACTTCGATATTCTTTTTTCATATTTTTAAAGTTGCATTCTAATCTCAAATAACCTATTAGTGTCCTCAAATTTATCACTTTCTATCAGTGCATTAATCAAGGCTTCACTTGTTGTATAGTTGTTTCTTAACTTACTCTCAATTCGTTCTATATCCCCCCGCAGGTCTCTGTTCTCTTGCTTTAGCCTGTCAACCTCTTGTTTTAAGGCGTTGAATGTGTGCTCATCTACCTTCCCTCTGAGAGCACGTTCTACATTATAATCCATAACCTATAAGTTTAAAATGAAGGGAGCGTTTTTGCGAGTAGTACCATCTTCCACACAAAGATTATCTGGCAATATTGCCAAACAACTCTACGCCCCCAATTGTGTATGATAGAGTTAAAAAATTTCTTTACTTTTTTCTCGAATTTGCTCGGAATCCTAATGAGGCCGACCACCACATTTTTTGGGATTTCAAGTTCGGGGTGTATGTTGTTGCACTGTTTGGAGCCATAATAGGTGATATTCATATGGGCTACCTTATAGTATTCCTTATCCCCCCTTTTAAAGGTTCCTACATACCTTGCATCTGCCAAAGTATTGTTTTTTGTTTTGTATCTAACCAAGTATTTAGCCATCACTCCTCGATTTTTTCAAGCTCTGTTTTTGATTCTACAAGTTCAGTATAAAACTCTCTGTGGTTGAGTTCCATGTTTATTTTTGATTCCTGTTTCAATACCATCCCGTAGCTCTTTGTAGAAACATCTACCCTTTTGACTACCTCATCCCCGTCTTTCTCTTTTACCTCGATGTACTTAAATTCTGAGTTCATAAATTCTTTCTCTTTGCTCTGTGTTGAAAAATACTCCCCGATTATGATAGATAGCACTATAATCGAAAAACAGATTATAAGTGCAGTAACCATGTTTATTAAGGCTCTGATTATTCCCATACCCCCATCTTTTCTTTAAACTCTGTAAGTGTGCTAACCTCTTCATCATTGATGTACAGATGAGTGTCGGAAGCATTTATAAAGTAATGGAGCTTCTCGTACCTACCATAAAAATTAGATTCTGTAAGTTTCTCTATACGCTCTAAAGTTTGTTTCAACAGAATGTTTTCAAACACAGGTATTTCTTTGCTCTCTTTGGCCTCATCCCAAACATCATTATCATCTACCGGGTCGCCACCAAGAAAGGATATGATCTCTTCAAACACATCGTATCTTTTACCCAAGTCAAAGTCGTTATAATTAATCATAGTAATTTTTATTTAAAGATAATAAGATTTATTGAAAATGAGCTACTTAATATAAACCTTATTCTATTAGCCCGTAAAAACCATCTAAAGATAAATAAGCGGAGGCATGCTGTCATTACAACAATAGTATCGGTTAGCTAACGCACCACTATACAGAACTCCAATCTGCTCCTCCTCCGCCGGTTCCTCATCCTACACCAAAGAAACAGATGTAACAAAGCTACCCATGAAATAGGTAAGATCATCAAATTTACAATCATCTATTGTTCCCTCGTTTCTTAGCTTTTGAAATGTAGAATGAATGACCTCATGAGCACATTCAGAAGTAATAATTTCCTTCTTTGCTAACTCAGTCAATATCTCTATAGAAGCAGCTAAGACTTTTACTTTGCTTTCTGACATTTTATTTTATCTTTTAATATTTGTTTAAGTAACGTAAAACCATCGGTATCTCTAAATTCTATAAGGGTTTCTTGCTTACCATGAGCCACCTTCAATATCCGCATGTTTCTTTTTTCAAGAATACCCGAATTTAAGATGGTGTATTTTATTCCTGTAGCCGTAAACGTGAGAGAGGTAAAATCGCACACAAGCATCCTGTATAGATCACCATAATTGACATCTACCGATTTTGATGTTCCGAAAGTCATGCATTTACCTAAAAAAGAGTTGTCCTCATAGATGTATTGGATATTAAACCAATATGTGTGCACCCTTCCACGAACGTCAAAAAATCCAAGCTCTATAAAATCTCCGGGAGAGAAGTAGTCAACAGCAAAATACTTTCGTATCTTCTTGTTTAGCTCCAACCCCTCATTAGAATATAGTTCGAGTTTGTATTTTTCTTCTACTCTCATTTTATTATAAGTAGTGTTAAAATAGTAACTAAAAGTAACCCGGTTGACCCCGTTATCCATTTTTGCCTTCCCCTGTATTCATCGAAGCTGTCATTATACAGTGTTATGGTTTTATGTTGCTCCTCGATCACCTTGTTAAGTCGATCAAAATTTCCTTTTATTGTATCTCTTTGAATAACTAAATTACTGTTCATCTCCCCCAAAATTTCTTTTTGTAGTATCAAAGCATCACATTTTTTCTTCAACATAGCGATCTCGGCAGAATCAAATTTAGCTTGCTCGGTTCTAAGCACAATCTCCCTTAACTGTTTTAGCGTTATACAGTACTTATTTTCTTGGGTATAGCTCCTCGAAAATACGAATAATAACGGAATCAGGATAATTACTAATTTCTTCATTGGTTTCCCTCCTTTCTCGTTCAAGTATAGATAATTCTTTGTTTAAATTTTGTACCACATATTCAGATATTGTAAGCCTGTCTTTCAGCTTAACATACTCAGAGTTTAAAGAGTCGATTATGAACTTAGTTCTAACACTCTTTTCATTTGCATCGGTTCTTAGGCTGTCTGATAACCTATAAGACTCTTTTAGCTCCTTAACATAGAATGATTTTTCCTTAACCCAAACACCGAATAAAACCATGCATGTAAGGAAAATAATAATGACTGTGATGAGCCACCCCTTATTTAGTGTAATACTTGTCATAGATTCCTACCTTTCGTTGTGCGTTTTTAAGATTTAAAGCAAAAAAGTAAACACAGCCGTTATTAAAGTTGGTCTTATGCTTACCCTTCGCCTTTTCTGTCATTATATTTAGCTGTATCTCCGATAAAATCTCGGCAACTTTAACCTCTTTCGTTTCCGGGTTGTATTCAAATAGTATTTGCCCGGGCTTTTTTCTAAGGGAGCCAATCATCTTGTACTCCCTTTCTTGTTCAGCCTGTATTACAACCTTTTCCTTTATGTCAAAATCAGGAATTAGCTTCATCTGTTGGCATTTTTATAAACTGAATAGTTGTCATTGCTTTCGGGGTTCCTTTGTGAAGGATAGTCGTTTTTATACCTGTTGTCTTTTGAGTTTTGTACAGCTTTCCTGCAACCTCAACAGTTTTTATATCATCTCTACCCTCTCCCCAATAATTGTGAACAGCAGCAATGATAAACTCATTTGTGTCCTTTATCCCGAATTTTTTTGCTTCTTCTGGTATATCAAACACCTTTCTCTCAAAAATGACGTAGATAACCTCGATCTTCTTTCCTGCTTCTTTTATCACCGATGGTTGTACTTCTTTAACATGTTCGTCAGCGTGAATAGCATATAATACAAGCCACACATCTCGCATCAATCCGGAAGATTTCTCAATATTTGTTACGATCGAGCTTCCGCTTTTTTCAATTTTTTCTACTTTAGGCATCTCAATAAATTTTTAGTTATGTGTAAAAGTAATAAAATTTTATTTTTAATTAGACCTTATTTTTATCAATTATTTTTTCATATGCCCTCAACTCTTTCTTCAAAATTTTTGTTGGTTCATGCAGAGCTTCATAAATAACCGACATTCCTATACAAAGTTTAGCATCATCATCCGATAGATCAATTTCTTTTTTGAAAAGTTCGTCTACCTTACTCAAAGCCCTGTATTTGCTAAGTATTACCAATATGTTAATAATAGCTCTTATCATAACTATATCTTATCAATGTATTCAAGTAACTTATCCGATATAAGTTTTAGGTCTGCCTTGCCGTCATTATCACTGTTGATAACCGTAAGTGTTGCTATGGAATTGTCGGAAGATAAGAACGTAATAATTGTTTCCCCCGTTTCTTCATTTTTAGCTTTGCCAATGGTTCCAAGATGCACCTCATCCTCCCCAATTATTTCGAGTGGGGAATCAAGGTAATCTTTGTACGTCTCGGAAACCGTTATCTGCGATTCTGTACCTGCGGGGAGCGTTCCAATGTAATCTATTGCTTCAAGAACATGGTTATACCCATAATCGAATTTAGATATAAACTCTTCGAGTGAGTACATTTCCCCTATCTTGTCATTTACCTCATCCAAAACGTGCACAAATGCATCATAAGTTATCGGAGAGGCTTTTTTATCCTTAACATATCCAATAAAAGTGTGCTTGAACTTTATCACAAACACCCCACTCTTAAAGATGAAATTTTTCCTGTTAATAGCCTCTATTAATTCTTTTTTTAACTCTTCCATAAGTATTTAAGTTTAGAAAATATGAACCCTGTCTGTAAAGGTGTAGCCCATCCGTATACACTCCTTAATTGCAAATCGTTTATTGGCATTGAAGCTCTCACCCCTCATGTGACCTTCTGGCATAAGATAAACCCTACCTCTTGGGAAATTAATATCCATCAAAAGAAGCAAAGTACGTATGTCCTTCAACATCGTCTCATCCTTATCCGAAACAACAAACTTCAAATCTACCTTATCCCCAAAGCTCTCCAATTTTCTCTCAAAATCAATGTCAAGATAATTATTAACCGAATATCTTTCTCCTGCATTGCTGAACTTTGGTGATATGCTAAGATGATCTATACTCTCCGGTAAATTTCCTGTTCCGTTGCTCTCAACCGCAACCTTCTTTTTTCTTGTGTGTGCCATAGCCACCATCTCCAATACCCTGTCAGGGTATAAGCTCGGCTCTCCCCCCGTTATCATTACCCATCTAACCCTATCGTTGCTATCCATAGCCCTAACAAAGTCATTCATGGAATACTGAGCTTTTCCATTAACATCTGTATCACAGAATACACATTCATAATTGCATCCTCTGAATCTAACCAATAGCATAGGAACCCCTGAGTGCCTACCTTCTCCTTGAATTACAAACTCAAGCTGAGTGAATATTTTTTTATCCATTTTTTAGTGTAGCAAAATTATTTTCAGTCTCCCACAATGTAATACTTCTACAAACCAAACCCCTGTATGAAAGTGTGCCCTCTATCTGCTCCTTTATATACTTAACCATTCCTTCGGCAGTAGGGTTAAAATCAACTACATGTATTCTATCCATAAGAGGGTTTGGATAGTAGTCAATAACCTTTTCAAAGAGCTTATTATAAATCGAACCCTTTTGTATCATTAAAGAATGATCTAACGAACGGACTACCTTACCCTGTATAAATTCGTTAAGGTCAGAAAAATCTTCGACCATACCATTAGCACCCAAAGGCTCATTAATCCTTGACACCTCTATCCTTAGCTTGTAAGAGTGACCGTGAATATGCGCACAAAGTCCGGGGTGATCCGTTAAGGCATGAGCCATCTCAAACCTAAAATCCCTCGAAATAGAAGGAAAATACTTATATCCCATAATTACCTGTTTTTATATTTTAAAATAGCTTCCTTCTGATACCCTGCAAATGATACACAGAAGTTATCGAAATCAAAGTCATAAAAGATAGCATAAACCGACAGTACCCTTATCATATTGGTAACATATTCCTTCTCTGCAAATGAGTTCAGTATATTATACATAATCTCATGGTCTGCATTTTTGAAGTAGTTATACAAAGCAACAATTTTATCGGCCTGTTTTATCCCGGATTTTCCAGAAGATAGCATTCTGATAACCTCCGAAACTTTTACACCTTCTTCATCAGTAACCTTACCGAGTAAAATCAAAAATGCAGCCTTATACTGCACCGTGTTTAAGTTATCGAATACCTCATAATTCCTGCCTAATGTCAAATCGTGCACAAAAGGTTTGTAGTTCTTTTCTACCCCTGATCTTTTCCTCGATGATGAGGAACCTATTAAGTTGTTAATATCCATACCTGCTAAAATTTAATAGTTCTTTTTATAGTTTGTGTGCTCATAAAGAAAATCTACCACAGCATCCATAACCCTTGTAACGTGGCTTGAGCTTATTGAAACATATAGTCTGGAAGGTTTTATTTTCAATAGGTACTCAACTATGCTGCTACATGTTGCCTCCATCCCAAGTTCCTTATCTTTAAACCCCTCCAAAAACTTCTCTAAAACACCGAACTCAGGATAACCATGCGAGCTCCCGGGCATAAAGTCTATCATGAATACAAACCTGTCTAAATCTTTCTTTACAGGACATACGCAGTACACAATTCCTTTAAGGTGCATCTCTATCCCGTTAATAACATCAGGAAAAAACATAGATTGCTCTTCTTCCAAAGCCTTAGACAGTCTCATCCTTTTCCTTCATTAATAAGAACTCATAGAACCCCTTTTCTCTAAGCTTACAAGCAGGACATTCACCACACCCATATCCCCAAATATTTCTGTGTAATCTGTCGCCATTATAACACGTATGTGTATTCTCAAGGATAAAATCGAGCTCAAACAAATCGTCAGCAAGCTTAAAAGTCTCGGCTTTCGACAGTTTAATAAGTGGGGTTCTTATCTTCCTCTCTTTCAAGTTACCCTCGTATAAAGCCTTTGACATAGCATCTATAAACTCAGGTCTGCAATCCGGATAGCCAGAATAATCAACTGCACTAACACCTATAGTTACCGAATCAAATCCTTTGCTCTGAGCAATCATATCGGCTATGAGTATGAATAAGTGATTTCTGTTAGGAACAAATGTTTTTGGGAGCCCGTTATCCCCAACTTCTGAGACATCTATGCTATCATTAGTTAGTGCAGTGTTAAGAACCGATAAGATTCTACTTACATTGACTACCGTAAAATCAACAGCTATCTCCTTACAAATTTCAATAGCTTTTGATATTTCAACTGAATGTTTTTGGCCATAGTCAATAATAACCGCATGTGCCAAAAATCCTTCATCAAGTGCTTGTAATAGTGCTGTTGTACTATCTTGGCCTCCTGATAGCAGGACTACTGTTTTACCCTTGTATTCTTTTTCCATTAGTTTATTTATTTAGCATGTTTTGTAACATTTGAACAAACCCACCACCAGATTGAGATTTTTCCCCCGATTCGGCATTAATTTCAGTAACCTCTAAAGACTGCGTAAGCCTTATAGACTTGGTTTTTGTTTTAATAATTAGATCGGCCTTGGTAGTTAGCAACTCTTCCAAAAATCTTAATTCAGAAGTATAAGCTCTATTCGTTGAACCCCCTTCGAGTTTCTCCATGAACAAAGTTCTGTTTACCCTCTCTGTCTGCTTTTCGATAATGTAGTCTAACAAAGTAAACGGGTCTTTTAAGCTGTCATTCGTGGGATTAAAATCTATTCTGCATGTGGAATTTTCAACCTTGAACGGACATACATCTGAAACCATGCAGGAATTACATAGCATAATGTTCTTATGCGTATTTGGAATATTGTCATAAGAAATTACATCTTTTGCTATAACCAACTCATAAGCTGCTGCACCGCTTTCTGTAGTGGCAACCGCCTCACTCAGGCTCATACCTTCTTCATCATCCTCTTCCGAGTCTGTGACGGATTCAACGAGCTTATCATTCTTTATCATGTCCTTGATTTTTGTTTTTAGTTTAAAATTAGCAATTTTTTTGATAGATTCCAACACTTCAAGCCAACTTTTTATAGAAAACGTCAATCCTTCGCCATCATTGTGCGCCCCCGTCTTTTCATCTTTTTCATTAACATACTCATAAAATTTAACACCATACTTAATACAGTATGGGCGCAAGCTCTTCCGTATATCTTTTTTCTTGTTATCATACTGATAAAACTCCTTCCCATCAAAGTAAACAGTAGAGCCGTACTTTTGATAGCCTACCCAAGAAGAGCTGTTATGCACTACAACACCGTTAGCTATAAAGTTTTCTGTCTCCGGAACACAAAGATCATATACCAATATATCATCATCGGGAACATACTTATCAATAGCTACTACTTTAAGAAATAGAACATCTGAGTCCAACACTTTATCAGAAAAAAATCCTCTGTTATTTTCTCTATTTATTCTCCAACCTTTTATAGAGCTAATTGATGCAGAATACTTTTTATGCTTTATATTGCCTTTAAGAGATAGTACCTTGGGAACACCTAATTTTTTACTCCATACCTGATTCTTACCCACCCTTTTTGCTATCTCATCCCCAATAATCTTTGTCTTGTAATCCTGTAGGAAGCCTATTTTTTCTAAGAATACCTTTTTACTATTGGTGTCTACTATACTTATAGTGTATAGAGTGCTTTTTCCACTACTATACCCGCCTATCTTACCCTCTTTTTTACTTAGGCTGAATATTATCCCTAAGTTACTTAAAATAGTGGACAAATCAAGAGATAAAGATTTAGATATTGTTGAACAACTTGCAGAATAGCCACTACCATCAGCAGAATAATATCCCTTTAAAAACCAACAAATTTGTTTGGTAGATAAAGTAAAAATAATGTTTGGAATACTTTTGTTAGCTGAACCACTTAAAAATCCCATATGCCGCATAAGGGTTGCTAACCAAGTACAGCTTATATAGCAATCTATACCATTATCCCTTATGTTAACCGTTCTTTCATATCTCTCTGCTATTCGCTCAATAATTTTGGCGACCTCCGAATACTGATACCCGGAAATACAAATATTTCCTTTATCAAAATGCCCATTTCCAACCCAATACCCAAGAAAATTAAGAAATATCTCATCGAGAACAACTCTGTGCTCCCCAGCTATGTGACTGTATTTTTTAGGGTCTATTGTAAAATCTATGAAAGGAACATCGCTATTTTTATTGGGGGAAAATTTTTTATACAGCAAAAAACTATCAGTAGTTAAGCTGTTGGGTTTAAGTTCATAAAGTAACCCATCTTTATCCATAGAAATTAAAGAGTGGTCAGAGGTTACATCAATACTTATATTTCCCTCCAAGGTGATTTTAAACATCTCTTTTTTTACTGCATGCATAAGAACACCGGAAAGTTTAGACCATATAAGTTTATTGTCTTTATTTAGGGTTAAAGCATTTACATTGTCCGGATTAGTCACAAATTGACCCTTAGAATTTTCTACTGCTGTTGGAGAAAAAAACCTATATAACTCTTCAATAGGTATACTCATAGATACCCCATCAATTTGAATGTCTACAACAGAATCTCCTGTAACACTATCGACCGAGAAGAATGGGTACTGCTTTAAATAAGTAGGTTTAGTCCATGCTAACCCATGTATATTGGTTCCCGTTCTCTTAGCTAACTGATAAATACTTTGTGCATATTTGGTTAAATCCTCGTTTATAGCTAAATACTTATATTTTTCTGAGTATTCCTTAAATCGTGTTAGCGGGTTGTGGTTGCCAATCGGATGCACCGCATATATGATGTTAATATCCCCTTCTAACGGCTCAAAGAATTTTTCGTTCCATTTATCTATTTTATCATACCCGAAAAGTATATCCATATCGAAGTTACAGGCAGAGAAAATTCTGTTCTTATCTGTGTGTAGGAACCTAACATACTCTTCAAGGAATTTAAGGTACTCATCATCCTCCCTCACCTTTTTCTCGGCATATAAAGTAAAAACCCCGGAGTCAACCATAACAAGTCCACCAACCGAGGAAGCATAATCCATAAAATCTCTTGCAAGACTTGGATTCTTTTTTATGTAGTAGTAGGAAATAAGGATATTCTTAACCCCGGCTCTTTGAAATAAATTGAAAAATTGCTTGTTTGGGGTTACTGCTAAAAAAGGAACGAATTTATCTTCATATGAAGTCATGACTGCCAAAATATAGATTCTTAAACTTAAAAAATAAGCACCTGATTATAGGTGCTTAGTATGTGCGATTAGTTTGGAGGGTACTTATCTTCCGCCTCCGGCTAATGTGGCGTTAAATGCATTTGATCTTTGAACCAAACTTCTTGTTCTTGAAATTGCAGATTTGGCTAATGCGCCCACACCTAAAACGATGGTCTTTTTCATAGCTATAAAATTTTAAACCTTTTTAAAAATACAACATGTAGTATACTTTAGTTGAAACAAAGATAACACCTTTTAATTAATATGCAAAATATTTTCAACTAAATTTATAGTACAGCTATTTTCTATAAGGAAATCTAAGCCCAATATGCCTAAGTACGTACCCTTTTTCATAGGTTTAAAGTCAGAAGAAACCGCATTCATTATGGTAAATTTACTACCCCCGATCTCAATATCAAGTATTCCATGCTTGGTTTTTTTCTGTCCTGTAACACCTACAAGCGTTATTGATTCTGTATCTCTAAGGAAGTCCGAATAATTACTGTGTATAATGGATAGTGTGGCTCCCGTGTCAATTAAAAAATAACCCTTTATCCTCTCACCGAAAAGCTTCAATATTTCTCCTTCAACATAAATTAACTTAAAGGATTCACTCCTTTTAGGAATAATCTTAACTTCTAACATATAATCTATTCTTCTATTTATAATTCTGTTTTAATATACGGAGACCGTATACTCCACCGCAGTTATTTTCGGCTTTGTATCTTTGTTTTCCCGGGTATTTATAACATCGACATACTTGAAATCCATCGACACCGATTTTCCCTTTTTTTCGAGTATTCCCTTTGCGACAAGGATTCCATAAGTACACTGTGCTATGCTCCCGGCTCCAATAGACCGTAAAACGATTACCTTAGCTCCTTCCGATTCATATTTCAATACGATCGAGGATGCTAACTGTTTGGTTGGCGTTGTACTTTTTACAAACAAAATGCTGCTTTTATTCTCCATAGTAGTCTAAAATTTCTTGATAGTCTTTAAGGTCAAACCCCAAGAAGAACCCCCTTTTGCTTTTAATCTTTATGGCAACTACCGGTATTTTCTTCTCAATTTCTGCCTTTTCTCTTGTTTTGTCGTACAAAGTTACAATACTTTTTAAATTCTTATATACAATTTTGTGTGTTAGCCTAATCTTTTTTACCGTAAGCTTAGTTCTGTATAACTCATCAAACACCGAATCGTGCATAATTAAAAGGCTATCACAGGCTATAACGGTCTTATTATGGTTGGAAAAAATCTTGTGTAAAATAACAAAAGGGTGATCTTCATTCCTGAGCTTACACTCAAAAAACAATTTAGCGTGGAGAGTATCTGCTCTTGTTAAACTTTGAACCGCACCGCTAAGAGGTGTTCTGCTCGTTCCAAACATCTTGGCAACCTCGGTCTCGAAGTTTTTCCATGTTCGCCTATTTGTAGTTTTCTTTTCCACCCTATTAAAAATTAGAGTTCAACTCTCTACTTTTTAATTCGGCTCTTAGCGACATTACATGGCTTTCAAGCCTTGTAGTCTCATTATACAACATTTCTTCAAGAGCTTCTGCCTTTATGTAAATAGCTTTTAGGTTTAAATACTCTTTCCCTATTCTTGCATGAGCTTTCTTACCCTCAATATTCCCCTTAGCATCTTTTAAATCAGCCATACGCTTGTTATAGGCATCATCCATGAGATCAGACACTACAGTTTTGACTACTTTAAAGAATTTTAGTCTGTCTTTTGTGTAACCGAGCCAACTCTCGAATTGTGAATGATAATCCCTAAGCTCATTCAAGTCTACCCCGGAAACTTTATTAGGAAATTCTGGTGCTCCCGAAGGTTTAGCTACTGATGGAATAACCTTGGTGTTCTTGTAAGAATCAAATATATCGGTTATTCTATCAACCGCTGCCTCTGGTAAGAATGACAGATCAATGTCATTACCCCTGTTATGTTTCGTCAATTTCATATTTTTCTTCTCCTTCGTTTATTAACCCTAATCTTCGTTTGTATTTATTCCTTTCTACAGGATGCATCAACCTCAAAAGAGATTCGATGCTCTTATCTTTTAGGTATTCAACCGTGATGTTAGAGTTACAGGCTCTAACCGCCCTTTCGAGTTCTTCTCTGGTAACATTTTCCATTGGTTTATTGTTTAAAACAAATGTCCGAAAATCTACAATTAATTGCTTCCCCGTCCTTTTTTGTTTTGCATATTCTGTCCGGAAAAGTTTTAACCTTCTTTAATGTGTTTCTCTTAATAAGGTCTCGCAAATACTTAGCGAGCTCTCTATATTTTTCAATGAATTTTTTGTCGACAGGAACCAGAAAACTATTGGTTTCAGAAGTATTCTTGTTCATATACAGAAAATAGATCAAGTCTATCCCCAATATGTCTGCATAGATACTTGCTTGACCAACATGCTCCTTCTTTGGTGCTCCCCTCAGATTTCTAAAACCGTTATCTCCGATAGTCTTAAACTCGTACACCGCTTTCTTTCCTTTTGGTATGTCGAGCACACCCGGATTAAACACTCCGTCAGCCATCCCTTCGGTAAGTATTCCCGGCTCCGAACAAGGAACCTCAAATGCCTCCAGATAACCTTGTTCATACAAAGTTGCTTGGGTGTATAGGTGTAAAAGTGTTCCGGTGTCGAATATGATTTGAAGCTGATTGTTCACCGAAGCATCAGAAACAAACAATTTATTAACCTCTGCCCCCGTAAGATCATAATAAAATCTGAGGTTGCAGGGCTTTTGGTACGGGTTGCTGACCTCTGACGGATGAAGAGATTTAGATACCCTCTTCGGATTAGATAATATCCTGTTAAACAACATCACTGTTTCTGCATTCTCCAATCTCCTGTCAACATCTTTGGTGTTAAGTGACAAAGGAACCTCATGAAGTCTTTCCGGTTTCAATAAATTTGCTAAACTACCCATGTAATAAACTTTTAATTTGATTAAAATTCTCAGTCGTGTATTCTGTAAAGTTAAAATTTTTATCAACCGACTCAAACAATTCTTCGGCCATTTTTATATTCTCATCATTGATAGATTTGTTAAACCGCCATTTGATATAAAATACATACCCGGATGCCATACCCTTAGCAATATCAATCAATTCCTCGTTCTTTTTAGCTAATGATTCATTAACTTTTATTAACTCTTTGTTACTATCCATTACTAAGTGTAACTCACTCCTTACTGAATTTTTATCATTTAACACCCCGATTCCTATCAGTATCAAAAACGTGTAAACCGCATAAAACGAGCCTCCGACAATAGTAAAAGTTACTCCCTCTATTATGTTAATATACCAAAGTGCTACAAGAATACCATCGAGTGCAGCAAAAACAATTATCAGCCAAATCCTGTCCGATTTATTTATTAGGTATAATGTGCTTATTGCATAACTTATAGCAAAGAATATGGATAAGAACACATTTATGTTTTGAATGTCGGTGAAGTTCTTTATCCCTGTGTCAAGGTTATAAAGTACCTTGGCGTTAGAAAGGGCTAAGTGAACACCTAATGAGATAAAGATAATCGTTCTCCAAAAATTTTTCATATCTGCAAAGTTTTAATTATTTTACGTATTTTCTCCCCGATCTTATCTATAAGACTTGGGTAATCTTTGAACGGAATAAAATCATTATACATCAATTCGCTCCGTATAGCTTGATATATTGGTATCTGTATCACCATCGTGTTGTGTTGCTTCTCAACGAGCTCCACACACTTCCTTGTGTATGTAGTCGTGTCATACCCTACAGGAACCGATGCCGAGGGTTCTCCATCATTAACCATAAATACTACCTTTCTGTTGAGCTCTGATATACTCTTTACTCTATCCACCGCCCAAATTATTGCTTGACCATCCCTGTTAGAACCCATCGGGTTATCATAAGAGGCAACACAATCCATCTCTAAAGTTTTTCCATGCTCATATAGAATACCCATGTTTAAAACCTCATTTCCCCAACCGGGAGCATTGTGTTGATAACAATAAAATTCTATGTTGTTTAATCCGTGCAAAGCTCTATGAAATAATACGGCTATATCTCTTATAACCCCCTTTAGCTGTCTTGTCTGTATCGACCCGGATGCATCAAGTATCAATATCACGGCTCCACCACTATTCCTTATGGTTGTTCTTTCCTCATAGATGTTTGAACCACCTGCAAGAAAATCGGGGAGCATATCCTCATCTAAGTCACCGCTACGCAACTCCTTCTCATAGTAATCATCATCTTTATTCAACGTGCTCAAAACAGCCCTTAAATAGGCCGAGAATTGACCTACCTTAGCAACAGATTGTCTATAATCATATGATCTGGAAGGAGACTTGGGGGTATTAACAACCGTAGGGAAAGCGGATAGTTCATAAGTACCTAACTTTGGTGACAAGTCTAATGAGCTAATTATTGAATTAAGCTTATCTAATTCTTGTTTACTCCCTGTAAACTCTTTCGTTTCATTTACCCCAAATTTATCAAGTATGTCTGCTATCGCTTTTTTAACCTCTTCAGTTAGCTCGGTGTCTTTGTTTCCATCATCACCCTTTTCCTCCTTCGGCTCATTTTCTTCCTTCGAGCTCTTCTCTTTACCCTTCGCACCTTTTTTCTCTTTAGGCTCTTCCTTAGCATCATCCTTACTGCCGTCACCCTCTTCTTCATCATCCCCGTCAGATTTTTCTTCATCCTCACCATCATCACCCTCGCCACCTTCTTCCTCACCTTCTTGTTCATCCTCTTGCTCCTCATCGCCACTATCACCGCTTTCTTCTTCCTCAGAATCTTTTTTCTCAGACTCTTCCGAATCATCATCACCTTTAGACTTTCCAGACTTGCCTTTACTCCATTTGGAATCAGAATCACTTTCCCCTTCTTGTTCCTCTTTATTTTCTACCTCTTTAATCATAGGAACAAGCAGGTCGTAAATCTTTTTAGTCCCCTCAAGGGCTTCCTCATTTGTTTTCGGGTACGGGGTAAGTATAGAGATTATCTCATTAAGAATAACCTCAAACTCAGTAAATAGGTTTTCTGGTGTAGAAGAAGGGTAACGGATAATGTAAGTAAAGGCAGATAAAATCTTTAAAATATCCTCCTTTGCATCAAACACCCCTAAATTATTCTTGTTGAAAAAATAACTCTTGGCTTTTGCTATATATCTTGAATAGCCCGGGTTATTCATACCAACTAAATTCTCTATCCTTTCATCCTCAACAATATTATGAATAAGCAAAAAGAGATCGGTATTTTTAACCTTCTTAGCTGCATTAAGGCACAGCTTATTATCTGTAAACAGTATGTGTGCCGATTCATGAATAGATAAGCCGATATAAACATCAATAACATTATACTTGGATAATCTTGGGAAACTCTTTGTGATCTCCTTCGATAAAACAATGGTATTATGGCCATCGGTGTACGTCTCATCACCCTCCAAAGTTATGCTTATGGGTCTTGGGGCAATAGCTGAGATCATTTGTTTACTGAAAACAAGAGCTGCTGTTTCTATATCGACTGCCTGAGCATTCCCCAAAAACTTTGAGTGCTCATCAGTACCATAGTATCTGAGCCAATCGAATCCGTTTACGTTTCTAACCGTAAAATCAAGGAAGTTTCTATCTAACCAATCCTTTTTTATAAACTCTTTGTATGTCATAAGGCAGTGAGTATTGATTTAAGAATACCTCTCTCCCCGCCATCCACTAAATCGGAGTCAAACCTGTAGGATATTGTAAAATCGAAAGCCTGTGGTAACGTGTACCCTGCATGAACCTTTTGAGCTATCTTTAACCCGTCAGCCGTAGAAACCTTTGTGAAGATGTTCTTATTTTCTCTTATTTTGTTCAATACCTCAACTATCTTCACCGCTTCACGTGAGCCTACCCCTGTCCTATATTCAAGAACCTTGGCCTCTTCGTCTTTAGGTGGATATACAAGCTCCACATAATCGAATCTCCTTGCAACAGCCGGGTCAATACTCGTTGTTCCCGTGTATCTGCTCCCGATGTTTGCAGTAGCGAAGAACGTATGATTATCATGAACCTGTATCTTTTCAAAGTCGTCACCTTTCTCTATGAATAAAGTTCTTTGATCGTCAAGAACCGACATGAAAATATTCTGTGTTTGTTTCGTTCCCCTGTTTATTTCATTCAACACCGAAAGCCCGGGACTCTGAATAACTTTAGAGAACCGAGAGTATTGAAAGAATGTCTTTCCATCTGCTACCCTTAGACCACCCTTAAATTCTGCTTCCGGGTTACTTGTCATCATGTCAAAATAATGAATGTCTATGGGAGCTTGTGCATACTTCTTTTGCCTGTTGTTTATTGCAGCCACAACCAATTTTGGTAAAGATGTCTTTCCTGTTCCCGCATCTCCCACAAGAAGAACCTGATTCTTTCTCATGTATGACCAGATAAGGAAATACCAAACATCTTTATCAACATAAAATCCTGTTTGTCTGAAATCGGGTGGGGCTAAGGCCGGGTTGCTTTTTAAAACATCTAAAGGAGACACAGGCTCTATTTTCTTCTTCGGTGCAGCCGAAGGATTACCCGAGTTCAAATCCTTTTTAAGATACATACCTATAATGGTATCTGCCTCTGGTGACAGTTCTGCATCACATTCGAGAGAGTTACCATTAATTATTATCTCATGTATGTCCTCCGCTATAACCCTGTTCTTAACAATGAACATACTCGAACAGGCATACAAAGCTCCTGATCGAATATTAAGTTCTGTCTTTGGGTCAATCAACGACCCCCCATCAACCTGAGAGGTGGTCTGGTTGTGTAAAAACTCTAAATGCCCGTTAGGTAAGCCTACAAAATAAAACTTCAACATATTGCTTAATTTTTAAAGTTTGAATAATCCTTTTATGAACTTTTCTTTCTCTCTCCCCTTTTTAAGATACTGCTCCACATACGTTGAGCTTTTCTTTAAAAAATCATTCTTATTAATCGTAGATACAATAGCTCTTGGCTCTTTCCCTTTTACATGTATGTACATCATGTATATGTTCCCGATCTTTTCATAGCTCAATAAAACCTTCGGTTTCTTGTCTTTTTTCTGTATCATAATTTAATCAAATATAAAGTTATTTAGGCAAATATAAGAACAAAATTAAACTATTTTTGATTTCTAAATAGTTCAAGAAGATTTTCGAGTCGAATAACCGCTAAATCTAAATTAGCTTTGTCAAATGTAATAACCTCAACAGGTATCTTGCCGTTGGGTGTTCTCTTTATAAGTTTCTCGAACTCATCCACACTTATCGAATAGCTCTTCTTTGCCGTTATTTTACTTTCTATTGAGAACTCCCTGCTCTCAATATCATTCTGCCCGAAAGTAGCTCCGGAATTTGACGTAAGCTTCCCGTTAAAGGTCTTTGCCAACCTCTTTTCTTGCTTTCCGGAAAACTTACGTGTAGATTCCTTCTCTCCCAACCACCCCGGGATATTATCCATTGTAGCCGGGCATTAAATCAGTTATGAGCTTTACATCAAAAGCAGGGCACTCCTTCCAAGAATATCCGGGATAGGAACTGTGACCTTTTACCTCCTTAATTGAAGGTATTTTATCCATAAGCATTGAACATAACTCTGCTGCTGCTATAAGCATAAAATCCTTCGGTTTTTCCTTTCTAAAGTCACCAACCAAACATATTCCCAAAGATGTTCTGTTAGAGTTACCAACATGTGCTGTTTTGGTAGCCCAATCCCAACACCACTCTATCTTTCCATCCTCTTCTTCAATAACGTAAGTATATCCGATACCCGGCCATAAATTATGCTCGACATGGTATCTTGCAAAAGCCTCAGCAGACCCTCGAAACGTAAGGGAATGATGCACACCGATCGAAGTAATGTCTAATAGGTTCCTATTAGGATAAAACTTCTTAGGCTCACTCGGTTTTAGTATGTTCCATGTGGGAAGTTTCCCACGCAAATCAACTACATTCATATAAAAATTATTTGGTTAAAAACTCTACAAAATACAGGCGGGTTACGCCCGTGAGGTTTTGGTATAGAAAAAAATGTCATGTGGATTTTTACCTATTCCTTTTAACCTCTCTATTTCCTTTTGCAGCCCGTCAATTCCAGAAACATTAAATACCCCTGTCAGGTAAGCAAAATCTACCTCACGTTCAGAGTAAGTCAACGGATCACCGACCGAAGCGGTAGGGGTGTTTTTTGCTGACCACTCTGCCATTAAATTAGCCACTGTGTCTAAAGTAAAATTACTGCCTGTTCCGTACCCCTCATCACTCAAATACTGTTTTGCTTTTTCAATATCTTCTTTTGTATACATTTTATTTTGAATTATTGATAGTATAGCTTAGATTTTACCTCCTCAATAAGTTCTTCTGGCATATCAGCAACAACCTTATCCCTCCCCTGCCATTTCTTATCCCCGAACTCATACCACCCGCCCTTTTGTTTAAGTACACCGAGCTTCAAGGCAAACATAAAATATTCATCCTTTAAATCGGGATAGCAATATCCGACATCATTACTTTTGTCTTGGTTGAAAAATACCTCAACCTTCCTGTGTGGAATCCCTGCCTTGTTCTTTTGGTTATGTATCTCCACATGTGTCCCGAGCAGGTTCTTTTCATCATCATACACTTCATTCACCACCCGGTTCTTTGAGGATATAGACTTCGTATGCCTCAATCCCCTTCCCCCCTGTGGTATTTCATGCACAAATAAGCCTATGGAAGAGTAGGATTGATTTATCACATAAACCGTAGTGGAGGGCTTGTCTGTAGAGTTTGAATTGAAGTTTAACGCTGCCGTTATCCTTCTCATAATCTCATTCAACGTAATAGCACCCTTGTTCATATTATTCTCTTCAAAAGGCTTGTCTATCTCAGCATCGGAACTAAAAGCTCCAACACTATCAACAAGTATCAACCCGATATTTGCGTTTTGTGCGAATGTTTGAATTATGTTTGAAACCTGAGAAGGTTTTTCTGGAACCACCCACAACACCCCGTTTAAATCAATACCAAAATTCTCGACAAATTCCTTGTCAAGTGTCTTTTCATAGTCCACAATAACCTGTATCGTGGCTTTAGGCTCAGAGCAATTCTTACACACGCATTTTTCTATTTCGGGATTCCCGTTTTTATCGAGCTTCCAAACAACATCTAACCCATTTGGGGTATTACAATTAAAGCAATACTTTTGGAATTGTCTCAATCCATGCAACCCCTCAACCGTTTTAAACGAGTGTTCCTTTCCGAGCTTTTCAATTATCCTTCCAATAGGAATACCACCGCCATTTACCCAATCGAGAGAAGGGAACCCGAAAGGAACTCTTTGCAGCTTCGGAATATCACTTCCTATTTTTAACAGCTTCTTCTTGTATTTATCATTCAGTAATTTTGCAGCCAAGTGAATACTATCATACTTGCTTTTCTCTTCTTTCTTAGCTTCTGCTTGATCTTCGACAACAACTTCTTTCTTCTTTTTCATTGTATTTCTGTTATGTATTCTTCAACATTAAATAGTTTCAATTTATTACCTGCCTTAGCATCCCCCCAAGTTTTATAAATTCCTATATCAAATAAAATAGGAACCCTACACTCAGGAAATACATTTTCGGCAAGGTATTTAAGTTTACCCATGTGCTTCTCGGCCTTATCAATATCCGACTCCCACACAAGCTCATCATGTACCTGTAAAAGCATTTTCAAATCACTGTTCTCATGCATGTACACAAAAGCTCTCATCATAAGCCGTTTTATAATGTCGGCAGCACTTCCCTGTATAAGAGTGTTTAGTGCTTTTCTTTTCCCGGAAGAGTAGAACTTTTTACTTTGCAGTTCTGGTATCGGTCTGCAAAAGTTGTCGATCGTAGAAACAAAACCCGTTATCTCGGCATATCTTGTAATATTGTTAACAAGGTTATCGAATCCTGTGAACGTATTAAAGAACGAGTTTATTATGCTCTTTGATTGATTCGGTGTAACTCTCATTTTAGAGTATTGCTCCTTCGTAAGCTCACCGGAAATAACCATATCTCTCAATCCCCCGTTTAAGTTTTCCATCAAGCTCTTATACTGCATTAGATAGGCAATAGCAAAGTTCAATGTCTTACCTTGGTTTCTTGATAGGTGTACGCCAGATGCAGAACCGATAATGTCAGCCGTGAATTGGTGCATGTCAGCACCTCTATTGTACGCATCCGTTAAATATGGGTCTTTTGAGAAATGAGTAAGCAACCTAAATTCAATCTGAGAATAGTCACCAACTATGAACACCTTTCCTTTTGGGGCTGTAAAAGAATTTCTGACTTTAAACTTTTTATTGTTAGGCTGATTTTGTAAATTTGGCTCTGAGGAACTCCACCTTCCAGTCGAAGTCCCTGTATTATTGAAACTCCCCCTGAGTCTACCATCGCCATCAACAATATCGGGAATGGCATCAATATACGTGGAAACCAACTTGCTCAACTTCTTGTATTCGAGTAAGTACCCTGCTGCATCAAACTCTCTATAGTGAAGTATTTTCAAAGCCTCTTCATTGGTAGACCGATTACCCTTATCTGTTATTATCGGTGGCTCAATGCCGAGCTTATCAAAGAACACCTCCCCGATTTGTTTGGGTGAATTTAGATCGAATGAATATCCTGCCGACTCATACACCTTAAATCTCTTTATCTCCATCTCTTTGTTGGCAACAACACTCATCTTCTTTAGGTAGTCAACATCAATGTGAATACCATCTATCTCCATTTGAGCAGCTATTAACGCAGTAGGCAACCCTATTTCAAGGTAGTTTTTATATGCATCTCGATCAGCAAACTTTGAGCTCCCCGTTCTTCCCACATTTTTAAGTATCGGTAACAGCTTATTCCTTAAATGGTAGGTAGCGAATGCATCCAATCCGGAATAAGAGCAAAACTTATCCCAATCCACCTCATCCCAATTTATGTTATCATTCTTTTGTTTCGTTACCTCGGCATAGGAGATCATATCCAAACCAAGGTACTGCTTTGCATTTATCTTTAGCCCCTTTTTTGCATTACTGTCAATGTAGAAGCTCATCATATTGACATCATCCTTTATGGTGAATGTAGCAAAACCGTACTTTCTTGCAACCTTATAGTCAAACTTACCATTAGCTGTAACAAGTTCCTTGCCCTCAAAAAATTTACGGAGCAACGGTGCTGCTTCAAGAATGTCGATAGCTGTGTTCTTTTCGTATTGAACAATCAAAGGAACCATCTTCTTTGTGATAGTGTCCTTAACCTTTACCTGATAAGTGGCTGTAAAGTTAAATAGGAACACATAAGAAAATTCTGATTCCGTGGTGTATATGCTCATTGCGGTTATCTGCAATGGATGATACCTAAGTGATGTGGTCTCCGTATCCCACGCAAATTCTTGATGCTTAAATTCGGATATAAAGTCTTTAAGACCTTTTAAGCTATCTATAACCTTGTATTTATACTTCCTCGATAACATTTTCTGCAAATTTTCTCATTCGTACTGCAATCCTGTCGGCCAACTCATTATATTCATTTCCTGAGTGCCCCTTTACCCACTTAAATTTAACCTCTCCGATGTTCTTTAAGCAGGCGTATATTTCTGACCACAAATCCTTGTTCTTAATATCCTGCACTACCGAGATACCCTCGTCATTTTTTACGTAGTGCCTAAAGTTTTTTGCATACCAAGATTTAAGTAGGGAGTAGTCATTATTCAAGCTGTTTACAACGTACATGCTGTCGGATATGATTAGAATTTCCTCCGACTTTTTTACCTCTATCTCTATAAGATAAAGAAGTGCTTGTAATACAGAAGTGAGTTCCATACGATTGCTCGTTGTTTCCTCTTTTTCAAACCCTCCTGTTGAGTATATTTTCTTGCTATTAAATATGACAACAAATCCCCAACCGCCACGTTTTACGCTCCTATTATTACAAGCACCATCGGTAAAAATCCTAAACGTCTGATGCTTCTCTTTCTGCATCGGCATACTCTTCCGGTGTAGCCCAAAGTTCGGAGAACAACGGGGTTTTACCTGAGAAATATTCGTTCTTTTCATCCTCTATTGTTGCAGAGGCAATGTCACCGTTTGCGAGCTTCTTTACTTCGGTGTCAACCTTAACCTCCTCGAATTGTCTCCCCTTTGTTTTTACTTGCTTGATCGAGAAAACTCTTTGCTTCCCGGTCTTTTCTACGTTGACAACAACATCAGAAATTTTCATTTTGTCCTCTTTCAAGGAGTCAATCATGTCACGGATTTGCATAGCTTCATCCCTTGTAACCTTCATGAACTTTGGAAAAGCATCACCGTCATAATCCTTGTCCTCTGTTCTCTTTCCACGAAGATCAACCATTGGGAAAAATATTCCGTCATACGCTTTCTTGACCGATTTTGAGGTTGATGATTTGTCACAGTACGGGCAAGATTTTGAAGAAATTTTCAAGCATGTTTTAACCGGGTACACCTTAAAGGATGCTCCCTTTTGCGGTTCTACAATTTTTACCATCGAGTGAATCGGGATAATGTAGGGAACGGCTGCAAGGATTACAATATCTGCCTCCTTGTTATCATCATCAAGAAAGAAATTAACATCTTTCTTTGAGAATCCGTTTGAGTCTTTTAACTCCTCGAAATTTCCACCCCCGGATGGTTTCATCTTCTCAATCTGATCCCACACATCTTCTTGGGAATCTTCATTCTTTTGTGCCACTTTCGGCTTTCTGATACCTTTTTCAGGATTTTTAGTTTCAATTTTTGGCATAACGCTAAATTTAGTTAGTATTTATTAATTAGTAAATATAAGAATTTTCGGGGAGAAAATAGACAAGAAAAGCAACTATTATTTTATTGTTGCTCTCCCTTCTCTATGTATGTTTTTGTGCTTGAATTGACCGAGTTAGCACCTCTTGTAGTCATGCAGGTGTGCAAAGCATCAACATCAACTCTAAGGTATTTTGGTTCGAGCTTATCCCATAGGAAGTCGAAAACTTCTTTGTTGAACCTCTCTTGAATCATCGGCTTTTTTGAAAAGAATCTTACTGTTCTTGGAAACTTTGACAGCCCGGCTATTTTTTTATTCGGGATATACTTTATTGAAACCTTGCCTATTATGGCTGCTAAGTGGTGCTCACAAAAACTGTGGAAGTCAATATCGGAAACAGCTACCAAACCATACCCCTCGCCATCAAAGGTAGTAAATTCAAACGGGGTAGGTGTGAACCATTCGGTAATAGCTTTTGCAAACCGTTCTGGTGTGTTTATAAGATCAGGGTTTTCATCACAAACTGTAGCAAAATCTTTTTTATATATGCCCTCTATTAAATACCTGCCAACATCTTTAAGTTCCATGCTTTTAATTTTATTGTAAAGGTAAAAATAAATCTAAATAAGCCTACCTTTTGTTAATTCTTTTTTTATCTTTTCATACAGTTCCGGCTGTCTTTGTTGAAAAGCTATGTCGAAATTTACAAATGGGGATATTCTTTTTACCGCCTTTTCTATACTTACCTTAGAGCAGTTACCAAGATCATTCTTATCCCCCAAATCAGCTTTAAAGGGAAGGACATTTATATCAACATAATCTCTGAGCGAATAATAGATATGGTACATAGCAGAAACCCCTGCATAGTCATAATCGTACCCAAGATGGATAACCTTATGCCTCCTCATAAGAGCAAGCTGTTTAGGGGTTATGCTTACCCCCATCGTTGCGGAAATATTTTCTACTCCGTTCTGGTAGGTTCTGAACACATCCGTGAACCCTTCTGTAAAATACCTCTCTTCTGTAGGTTCATAGTTATAAATAAAATCATGCATTAAAAATCCATCATTAGAAAACAACTTCTTCCCCGGCTTTCTGTAAACAACTCCAACAACCTTGTCATAAAATATAACAGGAATCTCTATTCTTCCATCGTGCTCCGAATAACCAACCTTAAAATGCTCTAATGTCTCCTTTGTGAACCCCCTATCTAAAAACTCCTTTGGTGCTCCAATAGCTATAGGGAACAAAACCTCTCTGTTCTCTAATTCTCTCGGCTCTATGAAAAATTTATATGCTTCTGCAAAACTCACCCCTCCCTCTATAAGAAAATCGAATACTGACTTACTCCATCCACAAGAAAAGCACTTCATATAACCCTTACTAAGATTTATATGAAAGTTTCCAAGTTTTGTATCTTTGTGCTCCGGGTTAGGGCATAAAGCCTTATACCCTGTATTTGTTGGGGTAAGCCGTGAAAGAGTAGCGAATACTTCTTCTGGCGTTATCTCAGTCTTTATTTGAGTACTTCTCAATTTCATCTTTGAAGTCTTTTACTGTTTTTTCAAAATGTTGCCCGATCTTCTTTAGCCCCTCGGTATTTTTAGCAAACTCATTCTTTAATGCCTCAAGCATACGATATAGGCTTTGCATGTACCCGGTTTTAACTAAAGATGTTCGCCAAATAGCCATTAGAAACACCGCTATTGCCGTAAAAATTAGTGCGAATATCACACCGAAAACTATGAGTATTATTTTCATATAATTGGTTTTAAAACATACTGTCGTCAAGATCATCAGAAGAAAAGTCCTCAAAGTAACAAATATCAACAGTCTCCTCATGCATGGTTTCCCAATTTGTCTTTACTGTTTGAACAAACTTTCTTTTCCTTCTCGAAAAAGCAGATAACATTCCGGTCAATCCCAACACCGCCATTTTTGTATCACGAAACATAACGAATGAGAAATCTGGGTCTCTACCTGCCTTGAAGTATGAGAACACATTCCCATCCATTTTTGTTATCTCATCCCCCTCTTTTAAATTGGCATGTGCTGTAACTATGATAGGGGTATTGGTTGCCCTTGCCGTATTCTTCAACTGCTGTGTTATCTTCATCATGTCTTTCCAATCCAAAGAAGCAGACCAGAGGTGAACACTATCAACAAACACTATAGCGGGTTTGTAGATTCTTATGAAACTTTCCAGATCAGACATCTTGCTCAACCTACTTTCAAGCAACAATCGGTGCTCTTTTGCATCCGGGTTGTTTTCTACCTGTTTATAATAGGATTTAAGCTTTAGCATCTCCTCTTTCTTCAACTTACCCGAATCGAATCTCTCATAAGAAATACCTGCATTGATACAGTCCAATCTATCCATAAATTCATCCTCATTCACTTCAAGAGAAACAAAAAGAGCTTTCTTGTCCGGGAATTTAACAGCTATGGTTCTTGATACCTCGTTAGCAAGCCTTAGTAACTTAAATGACTTACCTATCTTTTCATATCCGGCTATAAGCCACAAGTCTCCTTTCCTGTACCCACCTGTAAATTCATCGAGTTTAAGGTCTCCTGTTGACAAATATGTTACCCCAAGATTTTTCTTCTTCTCATTTATGTACCGATCGTACCTTTCTTTCGTGTTGGCTCCATACTCCGTAGTAGCAGCCATTGGGTCGTCAAGCTGTATTTTATGCAACGCATCGGTCAATGTGCTTATCGGGTTCTTGCTCTTCACCAGAAGCCTTAAAGTGTCGTCTATGACGTTCTTTACATTTTTATCCTTTAGCTCCTTTAACCAATACTCAGGTGGGGAAGTATTTTTGTGCAGCTTAGTCTTAAATTTAACCTCTACCGTTGTGACATCGGGCATCTTGTTAAACTTAATAAAGTAGTCATTTAAGTAAGAAATAACCTTGAAATCGTCTACCGTAAAATATTCCTCTTTGGCCAACCCAAGAGACTTAAAATCCCCAGAGTCAAGTAAGGAATATACAAAACTTTCAAAAACCATAATATTCGTTTAAGTTGTATCTGTAATCTGCTTTTTTCTTGTTTTTGTTTTCAATCTCGACCAACACACAAGCCTCATTAAGCTTAGATGCTATATCATCACCGTACTCTTCCCGCAAATCCTTATATTGAATATTAGAAGTAAAAAAAGTAGGTTTCAATCTCTGCACCCTATAGGTTAATAAGAACTCGACAGCACTCTTGGCCATCCTCTTAGAGTTGTCCGTTCCCTCGAAACTTTTTCCAAAATCATCTATTCCGAGATATTTAACCTTTTTCATCAAGTTGTAAACAGACTCCTTGTTCGACCAAGAGTCTATATAAGCCTTTACTACCTCCCAATAAGGAACTATTAAAGCGGACTCACCTGAGTCAATGAATTTTTTAAACATGATATTCATCAACATGGTCTTTCCGGTTCCGTTTATTCCTGTCATAAATATACCTCTTTCTATAGGGTTGTTTAAGTAATCCCGTATAAAAGTAGTTAGATTTTCATTCCCCTCGTACTCAGCCAAAGAAGTTTTGTGCCACTTCTCGAATATACCTGCTTTTAGGTATTCTTTAGAAATATTTCTTTCCATCACCGCGCGCTCCTTTATTTTCATTTAATGCTTTTACTACCAAACCTTGAACCTGTGGGGCAATCCATTTAAAGCTATACATATTGTACACCCCTTTGGTTGCAAATTTTGTCCTGTTTTGCATAAAGTAGAGATAAGAGAGTGAAAGCATAACATCATCATTAAATATCTTCCTTAGTGACGAAACATAAGCTTTTTCCCTCGCTGTGCTCGATATAAAATCCATACCCAAAGCTCCGGAAGTAATCCCGTCAATAGCACGAATCATTTTAACCACATCAAAGTCTGCTGCCTGTCCTTTTTTCATCCTTATTAAGCATAAATCTATAACCCTGCGAACCTGCAAGAAAAATGTGTCCTTTCGGAAATCACTACATATTGATTTATACTCATCAAGTGACGGTTCCAATAGGGAATAGAATTTATCGGAAGCGGATTTAATAACCACATTATCATTCTTGTTATCAAGATACAAGAAGTTAAGCTTGGTTCCGTTATAGTATGCAAGGTACACCTTATCTCCGTCATTTTCTGCATAGCCCTCTTCAATAAGAGTATCAATAACCTCTTGGACAAACTTCTTTGATGCCTTTACAAGATCGGTCTTAGTTATAAATAAACCGACCCTATCCAAAAGCCCATAAGGAATGAGCATACCGAGATAAACAAGTTTATATTCTTTATGGTCTCCGAACACACCAGAATCCCACAATTTTATTGATTCCATAAAATATTATGTGTTAAAAAAAGGTACTACAGCGAGTACCTTTCAAATGTGAATAAATCGGTTACTTGTGTGGGAATGAACTTTCAAATTCATCCTTCATTTCTTCTATTTTTGACAGAAGAAAAACCTTGTTTGCTTCAAGCTGTTTGGAAAGCTGATCGACAGCAATATTTTCAAGGTTTCTGTCATACCCAACCGGGAGGGTAAGACCAGATTCGACTTTCAACGAGTTGTAATTACCCATGTTGATCGTAGTAGATATGCTCGTTGTTGTAAACCCTAAATCGGGGGTCTTTAATCCTGCAATTTGAACCAACCCTTTCGGGGTTCCGCCCGTTTCCTTTATTGAATCTAATTGCTTACGCAAGATAAGATCGGATTTAAAGGTATCGGTAGCACGTGTCTTACCAAGTGCTTTAAGTTCTTCGGCTGCATCAATACCATAAATAATCATAATCTTGTCAACAACCTCTTGCGACATGGTTCTGAGTTCATTCTCTGTAAACACGATGTATGAAACATCATTTGTTTCCAAAAGTTCCCCCTTCGGTTCTTTAACGGGTGCTTTACCCTCTTCTTTTGCTTTAATTTTCATAGACTTTACTTTTTTCTGTTACAAATAAATTTTTAATTTCTAATTTAACTGAGTCCGATATTTTAATCCCCTTGCGTATTCCATTTATAATCTTGCAAAGATCGGAAAAAATAAACTCAGAGTATAACCTATCGCCATCCATTATTTGTAATGACTTAATTCCCACCTCTAAATCCTTTAGGGATGCATTCCCGGCAAGATATTCAAAGTACAAAGACTTGTAATTCACATATTCCTCTTGTGATATATTTGGAACCTTTTTCTTCCTAAATTTCGGCTTTGTTCTGAAATTAGGGGAGGGAAGAGTTCCTGTTACTTCAAGGTTGTAAATAGAGTACTTAGTCCTTTTGGTACTCTTAGCCAAGTCAGTTATTGAATAAAACACAACAGATTTTCCACCTATAGAATACACTTTCGGCATGCTACTTTATCCTTTTTATTATCCTGCTCGATGTTCCCGGTCTTTTGGTGATAAGCTTTTTGTACGTAGCGTCATCCAATTTCTTTTTTAGAATAAGGGTTTCAAGTGCTCCCGGGCGCAAAGAATAATACTTGATCTCTTCAACGTAGGTATCAAACTCATTCTTTAAAACATCTCTCAAAATATCTTCCCACCCTTCGTTCAAAGATTCGCTTCCCTTAGATGCCTGTAAAGAAACAAGTATCGGATTCTCACCAAGAGCATCTTGCAGCACAATAACCTCTGAGTCTTTATCCTTAGTGAAAAAAGGCTTAATAGAGTTGAAAATTTTCTCAACAATACCCTCTTTTTTCTTCGACAAATTCTTTATATCACCATCGAGCTTCAACTTAACTAAGCACTCAGAATACACCGCTTGCTTTATGATTTCGGAAGATTCTTCCAGATTAGACTTTTCTTTGCCTATCGGCCTATTTATTTTCATGTGTGATTGTTTTACAAAAAGGTAGGGCTAAGAGTGAACTCAGCCCGTACCGAAACATTAATTACTCAACAACTGCAACGAACAATTTAGCCGGAAACTCATCATCTCCCTCAAAATTTTCTGCATCAAAGTCATTTAGTTCGATCTCAAACTCATCCACCGAGAAGTTTTCGTAACTTTCCGTGAGTTTGAATTGAATAGCATCCTCTGTAACGGATTTAACCAACACCGAATAGGATAAATCCGGGTCGTCAGAATCATCAAGCATCGTTGACGGGAATTTCAGCTTGTAAGTATCTCCGGGTTCAACCGAGTCTAAATCTTCAAGCTCAACCATTTTTTCTTTCTTTCCCTTCTTTGTCTTTTTTGGTTCTTCCACGGGTGCTTTTTCAGTCACCTTTTCTTTCTTAGGTTTTGCAACCTCTTCCTTTTGTTCTCTTGCCGATTCTTGCGTTTTTGTTGCGATAGCTGTGGGGGCACTCTTTGAATCCGTCATTTCCGAAACATCTCCGACCGATACAAAAAGAACTCCATCAATAACCACTGCATCAAGTTCTCCTTCCAAGATAACCTTGGCGTTTAATTTAATTTTCATCTTCAAAAATTTAATTGTTAGTAATTAGTAATGCAAAAATAATATATAAAATGTAAATCTTAGTAACTCTTAATAACTCTTTTATTTTTGTGGCAAATAACCAATAGAGTGTCCGAGCTTCTCAGTATTTTTCTTAAAGTCATTAAGAACAATATTCCTGTATATAGGCACATCATAGAAGTAAGCATAAATAACTTTCTCTTTCTTACCCTCAAAATCCCTGTCTATCCTTCCGAACACCTGTTCCGGGTCCTTCGTGGGTGTGGTAATTAATAAGGTGTCCGCTTTATCAACATCCATCCCCTCCTTTGCTATCTTATCCACTCCAAGAATAACTCTGGACTCGTTCATACAGTATTTGGCGTATTCATCAAGGGTATAACCGAGCTTCTTAACAAAGCCTTTATATTTTGCTTGCTTGTCGGAAGCAACAATACATAACCCATCAATCCCTGCCCGATCTAAAAAATAATACGTGAGGTAAAGCACCTTTAAGTTTTTGCTTGTGACTATTATCTTTCTACCCTCAGCCAAGAGCTGCTTAATATCTTTGATTAAACAAGAGTACAACCTTAGATCGGAGGAGATGAAGGAATCTATAGTGGCAGTAACCATCTCTGATTTTGGGTATGCCTTATACCCCTTAAATTCCATTATCTTCCCCCCGACAACAACAAATAAAAGACCGTTTTTAGCATCCTTGCTCTTTAGCGTTCCCGTGTATGTTTCAGCCCCGTTAGTGACCTTTATATATTCCCCCGGGCGCAAGAAATTATATCCGACTGCACGGGGAGTAAACCGGGTAAAAAATGCATCTGGTTTAGCTATGCCTGTCTTTCTTATATACACCCTTGCAGGCTCGGTCTTTTTGCTACTTTCGACAACATCAGAAATGTAGTGAGCAAGTATTTTATGCAGCCCATCGGCACGCCTAAACGTAGCGGTTAAAGTTGTTTTATAGAAGCAGGTAGCTCTATCATTAATAACCCCGTAAGTTTCGGCAGCAGCCCTGTGATACTCATCAAATATAATGTGTCCGAACCTTTCATAGAACGCCTCATCATAGCTAAAGGAACCGTTGTCAGCAGATGACAGTTGGCTATAGGTAGCGAAAGTAATATCATATAAATAATCCTTCTTGGGGTCATACTTACCTGCAGTCCACTCAGGGAAGAAGGGGTCACGATTTGCGTTAAAGCCATCGGTTATAACCCGAATCCATTGATCTATCAGTTGATTTGTTAAGCACACAACGAGAACATTCATCCCTATAATGGAAGCAAGATAAAGAGCTATTAAAGTCTTACCTCCCCCCGGTTTTAGGTTAATCATTATATCGGTCTTACCCTTGCTCTTTAAAGCTAAATAAGAATCTATAACTTCTTTTTGGTAGTCTCTTAATATTATATTATTAGCCTTACTTATTTTAATATAGCCTATAGACCGATGATCTTTTATTGTTAGGGGTTCATCAAGATACTTATCAATTTTAAAGCTCCTCGGAACACTGATAGTATTATCTGTTTTGTTGGCTGTATAAAAGGAAAGGTACTCAGGAATCTTTGTTTTGAATCTTGAGAACCTTTGTTGTTGAGAATATTTTGGGTTTTTGACTGTAAGCTCTTTTACAAGCCCTGCGAAATCGTTTAAGGAAAAAACATCTAAGGTAAGTGTACCCTTTATTAGTGCATCCATATAATTCAAAAGTTTAAGCAAAGATAATAATTAATATTTTTATCTAAGACTTAAAAAGAACTATATTTTTATTTTGAGTAAATAAAACCTCCATCGAACACCCCGTCATAGGAAACAGCATCAGCTCCGTTATATCCGGAAGCACCTACTTGACCAAGGGTACTAATAGATATTTTAGCGGTTCGTATACTTGCATCACCAACAGCCGGCCTGATAATTTCCTCTAACGGGAAATATCCACTATCTACCCCCGTTACCGAGATGTTTGTTGCGCTTGTACCATCAAGATGAAATTTAACCTCTATTAGTCCGTTAGTAAGTTTTCTATACTTAAAAAACCCTGTCCAAGCATTAACGAGAGTAGCAGTAACCCAAGCACCGTGATTTTGCATTGCGTAAGGACTTACGATAGAGCACGCATCGGAACCTAAAAGAGTTGCTGTCTGGCTACTCCAATAGCTTACCCAAGACGACCAACCACCAGAACCGAAGTATCTTTTAGCAAGTATTCCTTTTCTGTTACCAATAAACTGAGCAACCTTTGTGGAATCACCAAAGTACCTAACCTCTAAGTAAAAAGATGAATCGGGGGTAGAGGAAGCACCGAGAATAGTGTCAGAGGGAACATTAGAGGGCTTAGAAAGATAATTGATAACCCATATCCCCATTGTTTTATAGTTGTTCAAGTCTTGTGAGCTTCCAATAGCACCACGATAAACCAACCCAACAGGCTCATACTCGAAAGCATTGAGTTTTTCAAGTAGGGAATAATTGGCGTACAGTATGCCGGGAACATATGTGTCAGTTGCAACCTCTATACCATCTATATCCTCCGAGTTTCTAAATGTGGTGTATACAACCGTACCCCCGGATTCGGAGGGAAGGACAGTATAAAGTATACACACAAAGTTAGAGACCGATGAAGGCAAAGAAACGCAAGATATAGTGGGTGTATCGTATTGTTGAATGCTACAAGAAGGAACCAGAGTAGGATATTCAGTAGACTGAATACCACAAAGAGTATTCGAGTTAGGCTTTCCATCCCCGAAATTTTTTGTGATGAGCTCCGATGAGAGAACAACGTAAGCGGCCAATGGTGGAGTACCTTCTTTCCATGCATATTCTTTTGAGAAGCTTCCTGTAGTAGCCGTAACCTTAAATCGAACACCTTTAGTGTACACATACCCAGCAGAAATAGAGTAATCGAAAGACAAAGTTCTTTCTCTATAATCACCTGATGGGGGAGTCATAGTCTTATAACTGTCGTTTGTATTCCATCCTGTAATGTCAGGAATAACCGTTCCAGAAGATCCCGTATCGACAACATTAGTAACCGTTACAACAGCAGTTGATTTAACACCGAGATAGTCGATAGCATTTACTAACGCATTCTTAACAATATCCCCCTTCTTTTCAAGGTCTTTTGCATTGAAGAACGCAGGTCTACCCGAGAAGGATATATTTTGTATTTGCTCGTCATAAGAGAACGGCTTTGCTGTTATAGGCATTTTGTTTATTTTAAACTGTTTGCAAAAATCTTTTCAATCTCACCATTAAAGCCTCTAAAATCTTGTTCAGCTCTTAGAATAGCTTGACTTGTGAAAGAACTAAGGATTTCCAAAAAGAAATAATTACGCTCGTTGCTTGATTGAAAGGTTATGCTATCTCTAAGCATCTCCATATTTTCAACCAACAACTCTGTTCTCCTGTTTCGTGCAGCATCATAACCATTGGTTGTATACATAACATAGTGGAATATTTCCCTCGCACACTTGGATTTTTTAGCTAAAGCATCATCATAAGTAAGAAGAGCAGCCAACTCTCTTTCACAAACACTTTCAAGCTCAGGGATAACCTTTGTGTCGAAGTTTTTCTTAGCCGATTCAAGAAGTTCAATCTGTTTAGTAAACAACTCATCTGCGGTAACCTTCTTAAAGTCATGGGTAACAAATTCTTTAACAACCTCCATACCGACCGATAGCTCCGTACCAAGCAAAACTCTAAAGATTAGAGTTTTATATTGTGCATTAGGGAAGTTTAAATTGCAGACCTTATATTTTAATTTTGGTTGACTTTGAAAGTATGGGTGACTGTTGAGCTTGGCCTCGTTGAAAGAGTACGTCTTTCGTCTAAACCAATCTCTTATAGCCTGTTTTATGTCAGAGTCCTGTAAAGTCTTATACAGGATAAAGAAAAGCATGACAACTATTAGGATTAGAACTCCCTTCCAATACCCATGAGCAAACGCCTCTTTAATTATATCAAAAAATCCTTGTGTTTCTTCCATTGTACTGTTACATTACGTCAATTACTATAAGAATACCTAAACAAAAAATCAAAAATTTTAATCCCATGTACCACATTTTTGAGGTAGCAGACCTGAATATCTTCCTCAAAGCTTTATCGGTTAGTGCGGTATCACCTATGTATAGAGGGTGTTTACCAACAACCAAGTTATAAAAAAAGTCGAAGATACCTGCGTATATGCAAATGAAAGATACTCCAAGCCATAGAATATCAACGGGCTCAAAAAAACCACCAACAAAAAAGGCAGGAATAATAAGTAATGGTATGAGTAAAACAGCAAAGTTCATAAAGTGGAACATATAGCCATAGGAAGTGCTTTTAACCTCCTCTTTCTCGGTTTCAAATAAATACCTGTAACCATCAGATATAGCTTTAATAAGAACTATTAAGATCAAACAAATGAGTAAAAAATATTTTTCCCACATAGTATTTGTATTAAGCAATGAAAAAACTTTGTAAAACAACTTTAACAGCAGACCAATCAGCATAAGGAGTACCGTCGGATTCTGTAAGCTCGGTAACAAGACCGTCAAACAAGGGAACATCGGGGGAAGAATCAAAAATATCCCACAGCCTTATCTTGGTGTTGGACTCATATGTCTTACCCTTTATATGGCCTTTAGGGAAAAACTTATCCCCCACAAAGCACAGATTCGTATCAATATATAATTTTGTAGCCATATCAGTTTAGTTTTAAATTTTTACCAAAGTTAAATTATTTTATGATATACCGGTAGCATTACCCTCAAAATTTGCTTTCATTTTGCGAAAATTGTAGGCATCCCTACAGTGAAACTTACCAAATATGCGGTCTATAAACCGAACAAACTTCACCCCGAATTTTATTAGCTTTACTTCACTTTGAAGTTTTCCGAGACTTGCTGATATAGTCCAATCATTTTTCCCGAAGGTGGTATCTCTTTCTTTTGTTACACACCTCTCTATAAGATCACCTACAATAACATTAGCGAGCCTGTCTATGATAATGGCAACGGTTAGAAAGATATCGAAAACTATGTTCACAACCTCTTTAAAAAGCCTGTAAAATGTGACAAAAACCTTACCCTTCCTAAGTTGGAATAGGTTGAAAACAAGGGCTATTGTAAACAAAGGGGCGGAGAGCACAATAGCAGCCAATAGGGAAATTAATTTAAAAATATTTTTCATTTGTATTCGATTAAAACGTTATTATCCTGCCTCAAAATTTGTTCATGTTCGGGAAGCAATTCGTAAAAATACATGATTACAAAACCGTTCATCATGATATATAAAGCCCTTCCGATTGTTTCAAGGTATAATACCCATCCTTTCAATTGCAGATACATGTCATTCATCAATACCACATCCGCAGGGATCGTAACCCGAACATTAAATTTCTCATCCACCCATGTAGGGTCATATCTTTGCCATTCTCCGTTCACCTGCCTCCAATATGCCGAATCCTGTATAGTTTGAAACGGTGTCGACTCATCAACCGTATATGGCAGGTTATCCATATAACCGCATGCGGAGATATAACCGTCTTGACTGATATCGTATTTTAATCCTGTCATAGTAATCTGTTAGTATAAATATCCACTACCGTTGAAGGAAATGTATAATAATTGAAATTTGGATTCGCAAGAAAAGGATATGAAACGTCAATGCACTGTAACTTTGTATATGGAGTATAAATACGTCCGGTCCCGACAGATAAGACGTGTAAATTACCATATGCATACATGCCATTCGTTATTGCTGACGTAACAGAATCGGGGCTTTGAATCGCAAATCTGCCATAATTCATACTCCCTAATCTGAATACACCAAATGCGTTAGCTGAACAAACAACAGCAATATTATTATCATAATCCACGCTATAATTATAAGTCATTCCCAAGGAGGTAACACCTGATGCAGTTAAAATCGCTATTTGATTATTATATTGGTCAAGCTCGGATAAAGAATTGTAAGACGCATCGTAATATCTTTTTGTTTTCCTATTGTACCATCTTTTTGTTGATTGCGCATTTCTATTGATAAATGTCAAATACTTCTCTCCTGACGGGGTTATTTGAACATCTCCAAGGTCAATGAATGAATTTCGGTACGGATTAAAAACAACTTTTTCTTTTGCATAATCCGTTCTAAAAGAAAATACTGCCGTTTGAGCGTAAAGCAAATTCGTGTTTAAATCAAGTCTTTTTAAATTCGTTGCCTCGTACACGGTGTCATTGATATACACATAATCATTCAAATAGTCATAAAATGACACATAAATCCTGTCTTTAGTATAACTACCGGATACTAAATTACTATATGAATTTAAAACCCCTGTTAAACTTTCAACAGAATCATCCGGGTTTATATAACAAAAATATTTATTTGCACTATTAACAGGATTGCTCCCCATTACAAGCATTTTGCCCGACCTGACATATATCAATCTGTCCCATTGCCCCCCCGTAGGCAATGTCGGTAATGCTATTGTAGTTTCCAACGGGTCAACCGTCCATGTTCCAAGCCCTGAAGAATTAGCCAACGTCAATAATTCATTGTTGACTTTATAAACACATTTGCTTGAATTGGATAAGCCATAGGTTTTTTTACCATCCCCCTGCGTAAAATTGATGGTGCTGATTTCACTGAACACTTCCAATTTTACATTAAAAACAATCTGTGCCGTTCCGGGTGCTGTCTTAACTATCTGAACAGTGTACGTATCGTCCAATACAACTGCTTTCGGCAATGTTACCGCCAATTTATCTATCGTATAAGAACTGATATTGGTAGTCTGTACTGTCGTAATATTGCCGGCATGTTTAGACACGAATCCCCAATCGGTTTCCGATTCGTTGAAATTTATAGTGTATTTAACATACGGTATGTAATCAGAAATCAAAAAAAAAGTGGTCCACTCGGTGTCGGTGTCATACTTGTACTGCACATAACCCGAATCAACCCTCATTTGTATTTCTCTTCCATCAGTTCCCGCCAAAGTAGTTTTAGCCCCTACAAGTGACACGGTTGTATCATCATCCTTAGTAAATAAAATATCATCTCCGGAAAACTCGGCAGATATGATACCTGCACCCGGGTCTCCTTTTAAAGCGAGGAGGGAAACAATTTCAGTCCATGTTTCCTCACCAGAGTATCTCCAAACAATATGTGTTCCAGAGTTACCTATTTCAACCTCCCTCCCATCGGCTCCCATAAGTTCAGAAAGAGCAACTATATCTCTCCACACAACCTCCCCCGCATATTTCCATTGCAAGTAAGTTCCGCTGTTACGAACGACAACCTCCCTTCCTTTCGTAACAAAGATAACCTTATTCTTGGCTTCACTAACAACTCTTATTGAAGCCTCCCTAACATTTCTTACTATGTTTATATAGATATTGCTCATTTCGTTGTATCATTATCAACTATAACCACCCCTTGAAATGGAGTAAGCTTTACATCATCTGTGAAAACAATTTGTAAATCATAAAAATACTCAGCAGGGGTAAGCACAACATCAAAGGGTTTTATGTAGATAATGCCTCCTGCTCCGTCAACTATCTCTATGGTTCCATCGAGTGTTGATATTTCTATACCTATATCCCCATCTTTGTCACCAAGACGAAACTGCATCTTTATTAAAGCACCTGTCACATCAATAGGCGTAGCGGTTTCTTCTGTTTCACCCTCGGTCAAAGTAAAAGTAAAACCTTCAAAGGTATCACCCCTAAACCAATTCTCAAAGTTATAAATTGCGGGAGTAGCCATATAAATCACCTATTAAAAATAATGCATTATTACTGAAAATTCTAATACCTATATATGTTTTAATTGACTCAATTATGAAAATTTTCCATAAGTAACATACAAAAATAACCCAACTCTTTTATAGTTTACAACAGAGTGTGCATTTGCCACTGCATTTATATTTGCGGCAATTGGCGGGTTACCGTCAATATACTTTGTGGTTAGCTCTGAATTTTCTATAGCGGTAATCCCAAACCCACCCGTTCCATCTTGAATAATGACAATCTCACCCCCATCTTGGTCAGGAATATTATCTATACTTAATAGTGTAACATCAGCCGTTAGTGTTATTTGTGCAACCTTAGATTTACCATGATCCATTATAGATTCAGTAGCATTAAACGTAATGGTCTTATAGGTATTAATACCTGTTGCTCTATATGCATCCACCATTTTATTCAATATACATGAAGATACAAATGCATATGATAGCTCACTCTCCCCACCTGTGGTGTATGACGTAACCTGATTATAAGTGACTAAAATAAGCTCATTGTTTATTACCTCTGCACACCCATTCCCTCCATTTACATATGTTCCACCATTATATGCATAATCGTGTATCATGTATGGAAGGTACTCATAATCTGTCTTAATACAATCTACACCTAACAAAAGAAACTCTCTTAAATTAATAAGTGTCAATTTCCAATCTTGATAAGAAACTCCGTCATATCTTAACCAATAGTTAATTGCCAACCATTTTTCCCCTTGAATTTCGAGTATATTCATTTGGGGTAAAACAGAGCATGAATTAACCACAGTACCCATTGTTTTACCTACACCCTCTAAATAGGCATACCCACTCAAATGCTCTTTGTTATTTATGTTTGTCTGAGTAAGTGTTTCCGTACCATTAGCCCAAGTTCTTCCATAATCCTTAGAGGTCATTATAACCGGAACATTGTCACCATCGGGATTCTCATAAGAGGATAAACGAGCTATCATTATAAAGATTCCATCACCACAGTCAACCATAGACTGCTCACCGAACTCTTTCATATCCCCCGTATCGTTTATAAAGGCAACCGAATAGTCTGGATTCCATGTTTCACCATTATCTGTGCTCTCTGCCAAACAAACGGCACATCTTCCTGTTTCAATAACTCTAACCCAATACGGAGTAACTAAGTTACCCTCATCATTATATATAGCCTTATTATCAAAAAAATAAGGTTGGTATATAATGTCAGGTATGTCTGGATTTACAATTTCATAAGGCGTAGACCACGTAGTACCTAAATCATCTGTATAAAGTATCTTTGATTTTGTTGCCGGAACATCGGGGGATGTTCTATACTGATAAAACACCAATAACCGCCCTGTTTTTGTAAACATAGCAGTCCAATTCCTACCATAGTCTGTAGTGGTAATCTTTGTTTGTGTACCTGTACCATCCAATCCTGTCCATGTTTTACCATTATCCACAGATTTTCTCAAGAAAAAAAATTGGGTAGAGGTTGTGTGTGATGAATATATACCATAGCACGTTATAAGTGTTCCATCATTAGGGTTACGAGTAATTCTTGGAATCATTAAGTATAGATTGGTTCCGTCTACTTGTGAATCATCCCAAAATTCAAGAGTGTCTGGAATCACACCTCCTTGCGGTTCTTCTGTGAGGTCATACCAAGCACCACCAAGATACATCTGAACTGTATTTGTATCTGTGTTTAAAATTAGAAAATTATTTGCAACCCCTGTTAGTGCATCTCTCTCGATAGTAGAATACTCTGGGTATGGGGTAGGCTGCACCTTTATTATGCTGCTTCCTGACCGAGAATACAAAATATTATCAACTGTGTTTAGACACCACTCACCTTCGTACAAGTCAGTAACCAACCAAGTGCCGTCTGTGTGGTTATCGGATGCAGGAACAGTAGGAACTTGCCCTGCCGTTGTAAGTCTTTTTACTCTCCTTCGTTTATTTTCTATAGTTATATCAGCCATTTTGAACAATATTACTGTTAATTAATATTTCGTTTAAACCACCATCACCAACAGCTTGATAGCTTAAAAGCTCTGAATCTTCTCCACCATCCTCAACCGTGTAAGAGTTAGCTATTAGTAAAAATATATTAGTGTACTCTTCCAAGAATGGAGTAAACAAATATATAACTAATTTCAATAAATTTAAAAAAGAATCCGAAAATGATGCACCAGACAGCTCAATAACTATTGTTTTATAATAGTTAGACCAAGAACCATCAAGGAGTGTAGGAATAAGCTTAGTAGGAGTCATAGCACCCCCAAGTTCATCCGCTAAATCCTGACCTTCTGGGAGTATGCCTGAGTCTAAAGAAGAAAAATGTATTAGCGGATAACCGATATTGTAAGTTAAAGAATCAACCGTACCAGAGTATTGCTGTAAATAACACTCAAGAATATCTATAAGAGTAGTTTCTGTACCTCGTGTGCTATAGAATTTCTTTTTATTATTAAATAAAGTCTCTAAGACTTTCTTAGATGTTGATAATAAATATTCACCATCAAAATCATCAACAAACACCCTCGTTTTCTCCAAACTCGCTGTAATAATATTAAAGGATTTTACATATTCTTGTATCTGCTCGATCTCCACGTCAGCTATACTCTCAAGAACTGATAAAAATTTTATCAGTTCTTTAGCATATGGGCTTTCAAGTATTCCGGGCGGGATATGTTGGGATAAACTAAGCACTTTCACCTCCTATTACCGATATTATTATAGCCGAATTTGTGTAATCAATAACCTCATTAGGCTCTACAGAAATATCATTAGGACTACCCGATAAAGTTGTTCCTTCATTCAAGGCTGTAAAAACAACATTCTGAGAGTTCACTATTCCAGACAATAAAAGGGTTCCTAACTTACCCCTTTTAACACCTTCACCAAACTCCCCGTTTCTATTTGCCATTAAGTAATTCTTAATTATTTCATCGGCCAGAGCTTCGGCACTTGCAGATTGTATCGAAGGTAAAACATAAATTTCAACCTCCATATAAATCTGAACCGAGGGCGGGTCAGAGATAAGAGCAGAGTAACCCATCAATATCTTGTCGGATATGTGGGTTTCTATTGCAGTAACTTGTGATGGGGATAAAGAGGTTCCTGCTGTTGTAACAACGTAGATAAAAATATAGTTGGAAACATTCTGGCTTTTAACCCTCTTTACGAAGTCGAGTTCTGATACTATATCCTCTACATCGGGATTAGTAACCATCCTGTCATTATTCTTTTGCTTATTTATCACATAATGTCTCAAATCTTCAAGCTCCATCAAATCTGTACCCCCTGTTGCTTCGGGCTGTGTGAAGGTTAAAATTTGCCTACCCGGGCAAGAAACAACCTTATTGAGAACACTTGCAGACAAGTTCCCTGTAGTTCCACCACCGACAAAAAACGAAACCGTGTAAGTAGCGTTTATCTCTGGTGTTACCCCATAGCCTGCCTCAGCAAACATTATTTCGGCCTGTCCTGACGAGTTTATAAACACCTTGAAGTGTTTGGTTGTGATCGTTCCATCCGAGAAAGAATCAACTCTTGTGTAAGTGTCGGAACCAACAACCAACTCAACCGTGTCGGCTATTATGCTTTCCTTTATCAAGATTATTGACCTGCCATTAAACGCCCCGGTTATTTCTTCGAGTTCCCCATGTATGAAACCAATATTGTTTGCCGGCTCAGGTAAACTGCTATTTGCAGCAAGTGTGAATGCTGTCTTATTGGAGAAATTACGACCTGTAATATTAGTCAAGCCTAAAACTATCGAACCCCTCGGATAGGTGTATTCAGCACCATTCTCAAAAACAATAGAAGAAGTAAACTCGGCAGCATCATTCATTGACACCGAAATGTTGTTGCTTATGGCGAACTGTAACAAACTTCTGAACAGTTCAGCCGTGCTTGCGTGTGCCTCACGGCTAAAGTGGTTTATATAGAAAAAATTCTTGTCTGAAAGAACTGCAAAAAGTTCGACAAGAAATCTTCCAAAGTCACCACTACTTCGGTCAGTCCATTCCGGGTAGTAGGTATCAGCTAACCCACCCGTCTTAAAAACCGAATCAATAATAGTAGCGAAGTCAACCGCTAAAAGACTGTCTTGTTGTGGAACAAGATTACACTCGGCAAGGATATACAGCTTTTGAAGTGTAGCCTCGTCATAAGTGTAGAAAACATTTATAATTTCTTGCTTAGTCATTTTATCGGTTATTGCTCATAAATAAACCTCTTCCGGATTGGGTATAAGAAATCTTGGGGCGTGTAAAAGTATGACCTGCACCTGCCCGAACATTTTTCATCTTACCTCCGGATGCTCTGTTGTGAGAAGCAACTCTGCACGTTTTACCCTTTTTGGTTCTACGGGTATACTCCTTTACCTGTGCCATTATCGTTTAAATTTCTTTGAAACAAACTTATTCAATCCTTTAATCCTACTTGCCTCACTCAATGCTATTGCTATTGCTTGGGGTCTTTCTGTAACCAACTTTCCTACTTTCCCCCTTCCTCCATAAGAATGCAAAGTTTTATACTTGAACTCATGCATCACCTTATGAACCTTACTATCCACCATACTCTTCCCCGTTTTAGTAAGTTTCTTTCTTTCATAGCCTCTTACAAAAGTATTTTTTCTTGTGTGTGGATTAACTCTTTGCATTTTTACTTTTTATTAGCCCCTCAATTCTGCCCTAACTAAATTGGTTCTCATAAGTTGCTTTGTTTTTTTTGTGCTTTTTGGGTATTGGTATAAAAGTTCCCTTGCACCAACATTTTTAGAGCTTCTAATTTTACCAAACCCACCCTTCTTCATTTTGTTTATCCCCTGTCCTTGATAGCTTGAGCGCTCAAAACCGCCAGAACCCTTAGTATCTATAAATGCTCTCCTTTTAGCAAAGGTACTTGGTTTTTTACTGCCACTTCCACTCTTTCCACCACTCTTTCCACCACCAGCTCTGCTGTGTGACCTTACGGTAATTATTTTACCCTTTTTTGTCCTTCTTGTGTATTCTTTTACCTGTGCCATGATTTCTTAAATTATTTTTTTAAATACTACCCTATTCTTATCCACCGTTGTATTTAACGTGTATGTATACGTTGTATCAAATGTCAATTCTTTTTTATTCGCCACCTCTTTAAAAATATTAACCTTTTCAAGCCTTACAAAAGTAAGATACTTATCCACCGCCCTCGTTATTTCTAACTTCATTATGTCGGCATACCGATAAATAAAGCTGTTATGCTTATTGAAGAAAAAATAAATATTTACACAATAGTCTTGAAGGAAAATTCGGAACCAACCAAAGAACATGTAGAGCATCTTCATATCCGCATCCACCTTATCCTTCCCGGTTTTCATCGTGAATTTACCATTTGTTAGTGTGAAGTCATATGTCAACCCTGTCTTTATTATCATTAGTTCCATAATATAGGGCTTCCACCACCGCTCGGTGTAGCCGTTCCTGTTCTAAACCATGCATCAATGATTGTGGCAAAAACCTCAATCTTAGTATTAATATCTGTATCAAGCGGTAAAGCATACAGAGAAGAAAAATTTATCGGGGTTGGTGGAGGCGTACCTATAAAAGCCGGTGTCATTCCTGCTGCCAACAAAAGTGTGAACTGTAAAAATGCACTTTGAAAAATCGTTCTTCCTATCCCCAAATCCATATTAAGCATAGTAGTATAGAACCCACTCTTTGCCGTTTCTAAAGTAGCAGAGGGGGGAACTATAGTAGATGAATAAACCTTAACCACATTAGCCCACCGATCTCCTATAATAGAAATATTAGAAGAGAACCCGAGAAATTGGGGGTGTGTGTTATCCATTAATTTTGATAACTCTTGCTTTAATATGGATTTTGATAATGCCATTAATCTAATTCTACTGAATTACTCTTTATACTGTTTAATTTTTGTATAATCGCTGCTTTTCTTGAAACCGTTGCAGGGTCTATTTCTCCTGTGCTGTTATTACCCATAGGGGATATTGTAAGCATCTTAACCACCAATTCCAAAATATCCTCGATAACCTCTTTCAACTTATCAAACCTCACCGCTTCCGTCTTTGTTTCGCTCTTTTTACCAAGCTGTACCTTGTTTTTTGTTATGTGCAGCCCGTACTCATCTTTATTAAGCAAAGATATATAATTTTTAGCTAAAATAAACAAAAAATTATCGTCATGCTTTAAAGAGTAGATAGAATCTACATCATCAAACACCTGAGTAAAGGTCTCTGTCTTAAATTCAGCTATATTCGGATAATTACCTCCCGGAATTTTTTCATCCAGAGGGGCAATACCTAACCAAACGGGGTAGCGTGGATTACCATGTTCAAAGATTATCCATATCCCGATCGTTGTTTTATGCTTCTCTAACCACTCCTCGGTAGGAATAAAAAACCAACCGAAAGGCATAGAGGGTTTTGCATATTGAAGTGTACCACCATAGCTTATCTGTATGAAGGTTTTATCATCAGCCAAAACCTTACCTGTAGGCTTTGCAAGATAAACACCTGAGAGCTTATCACCCTTTGTAAAATCGAGTATGCTGTCAATTAAATCGTTCACTTCGTAAATGTTAAATTCATCATAAATCCATCTTCCCCGAAATTCTTTTCAATTTTATACAGATAATATGTAGCTGAGTATTTGCCTAAGCCTTGAACAAGATAGCTCATCTTTGTCTTAATATCCATCACTCCGTTTATCTGTGCAGAAATACTAAACCCTTCATCTCTCCGTGTTTTCTTTTTCTTCTTGTCGGTTCCTCCTTGGTTGGCGTTACCAGAGGTAACATCATTGTTTGACTCAGAAACAACATCATCTGGTCTGTCTGACTCTTTAAAATACAGAGCAAAATCTTCATCCGTCAATTCCCCGTTTGTAGCCCGTTTCAACAGTTCAGACTGATCTTCGGGGGGAACATTGTTGAGTGCATCGGTTGTTGTATACTGTTTATCCTTAGAGAAGTTCTTGCTTGACTCGGTAACAGTAAATTCTTCTGGTAGTGGGTTCTGAGATTCCTTTTCCACCTTATCCGACTTAATAAAATACTTCTGAATGGTCTCCCACTTTTCGAGCTTATCCCTTGAAGAAGTAACAATTTCAAAAACCCTGTCCTTTGTTTCTTCCGACTCCTTGGCCAATAGCTCTTCCTTGAACACCCACTCAGTCCATTTATCGGTAACAGCATCATAAGTATCTGTTTTTACCTCCTCTTCCCCCGTTGCCGGGTTGGTCTTAGTATCTAACCTTTGGTGCGCCTTTCCCCTGTTAGTATCTAAGTTCAAATTAGCACTTATAAGTCTTATCATAGTGTTATCTGCACTATCAACCGAGAATTTACTACCTGCTCTGGCCACAAAGTAAAAAGATTTTTTGCTGATCGTGTTCACGGCTCCTTCTTCATCAACGCAGTTAAGGATAGACTTACCATCCCGAAACTCTTCCCAAATAACACAATCAATATCTGCTGCCAAGTCATTCAACAGCTTCCACGTTGTTTTGTCTTTTTGTGAAATCGGGGCTTTGAAAGTAGCTTTTTTGTCCTTACCCTTAGCAACCGAGAACCTGCCTATTTCATACCCACTATCTTTTGCTATTTGTTCTATTATGTAACTATAGCGTAAAGGACTGCTTTTAGCCCACTCTTCCTCGTTACTCTCCGAAGGGTATAAAGTGCTTTTCTTCTGTATTCCTGTTTCAATATGACCATAGGTAAAGCATTCAACAGTCAACGTAACCTCACCATCAGATTGAAAGTCGGGGTTTATTATGTTCACATACCCGGAAAATTGAAGAACAGCGTTTAATGAAGTAGTTCCTCCGAACACCTTAACCGTGTTTCCTTTCCCGATAGTTTCCATCCAAAGATACCCATTCCTAAAAGTAACGGTAGCGGTGGTAAACAGCCCATCCTCTTCCATTATCTTTATGCCGTCAACATCTTTGGTGACATCTACATCTTGAATATAAACCTTATAATACTGCGTTAGAATCATAGTATAGTTGCTGACGTTTCGTTTTCAATAACAACCAAAGGTAAATTGATTTTCATTTCTGATACCAACTCCGTAGGGTAACAGGGTAAATTTATGTCTGCCAAAATATTCCATAACTTATCCGACCCCAAAGTTTTATCTGCCAACCCATAGTAGGTGTCTCCATGAGCACAAGCATACTCACTATCGAGCTTGGTTATAAATTTGGGGCGGGTAGAGAAATGACTCCTTCCCCCCGATAATCCTGTTGTTATCGTATTTACCTTATTTTTAAAATAGTCTCGGTTCATATGCTGACTTCATTTACATAGTTATTAAGCTCTGCTTGTGCCGGGTCAACCGTATTGACATACTCAAAAGTTCCTTTCTTATGTGCTGCTATTGTTAAAGTACCCTCTACCCTCTGAGGTTTCCCGGACATGAAAATAGAATACTTATAGTCGATATTTTCAAGATACCCCTCTACCCACAGCCCCGAATAAAAGAATCTAATCATTTGTGGAGGCACAAATCTAACTGCATTATTGTCAGGAGTATTATTTCTGAACTCATAAGACTGCACGACAACCGATGCAGGAACCTGTTTATATCCCTCCGGGCGCAAAAAAGATTCAAATACTTCTATGTCATAAAGAACACTATCCCTGTTTTGCTTGAAGTGGGGGGTAGCATTGTACTCACTTGTAGGTATTTTCTCGGAAGGTGTTTTACTCTTTACCATCCCTCGGATTATCTGAGCCAAAGCACTATTATCATAAACAGGTCTAAGCCAATCCAATGTTTTTGGTTTTACCTCCGCCTGAGTTCCACCTTTATACGGCATACTCTCCTTTGTCCGATCTATAAAAAAGGGGATTGGAACAGATTCAGGTTCCCCACTTACCCAATACAGATCAACATCAACAGAACCCGTATACGTGCTTGTTTTAATATTACTCTTCGTGCTCCTATCCATCTCATGAGGGGAGTATTGAAAGTCTATTATCACCGAGCCGTCAAGATTGGTTATATATGCGTTCTTATTCATTACTTACCTTTTTTATTTGCGAGACTTTCCAAAGTTTTAACAAACTCATCAGCATTAAATGTCTTTCCGTCAACTTTTATGGTGATTTGGTCAATAACCATACCCCTCTCTTTTTCGTTAAGTTTCTCTAAAGCCTCAACTATCCTATCATTTGACGTTCCTTGCCCGTATGTGTCCTTATTAGCCATTAATAAGTCGAACACACTTGTTCCACCGATCGTATTTCCTTTTACCGTGCCCTCTTTTATATCACTCAAATACTTGTTCCTTGCTTGTCTATCAGCAAAATTTCCAGAAGCATTAACCCATGTTTGAGATTGTTTGGCCAGATCATCAAACGAAGTTTTAAGAGCATCCTTTTCAAACAAACCACCAAAAACCTTAGAGAAAGAATCGGTTATGTATGCCTTTATCTTTTGGATGGGTTCAAGTATATACTTTCGGAACATATCACCTATGGCTTTAAGAATACGCTCGATAAATGGGAACCTTTCTGTAAGAGCATCCCACATATCCCTCATTTGTTTCTTAGCTGTTTTAAACATATCAGTAAAAAAGTCTTTAACCGGTTTTAACATTTCTTTGGTTTTATTCCAAGTATCAACAAAAGAATCACGAGTGTTCCTTGCCTTAACAACCAACCAATCCCACACCCCTCTTGCATAATTTTTAATTGTCTTGAATGCATTTTTAACAATAGTTGAAATTTGTTCCCAATATTTAGCGAGTAACATAACAGCACCTATAAGGGGCATCATAACTGTTGTTATCATTATTATCCAATCAGGAACCTTACTAACATGCTCCCTGACTTTATCCCAATGTTTTACCAACAGGATAATACCCGCAACCAAGGCTGCAACGATCAATATTATCCATCCGATAGGCGTAGACACAAGAACCGTGTTTAATCCAAGAAATGCAACCCTCAGCTTACCTAACGACCTTGTAGCCAACCCTAATTTTGTTCCAAGCATAGAAAAACCTTCGGCCACGTAAGTAGTGCCTATCTGAGCATACGTGCTTACTTTTTCAACCATCTTGTTCGTGTTGATAAAATTAAGAAGGGCTGTAGTGGCAAACTTAACGGACTTAGCGAACATAAACATCTTGTTTGTTATGGGCAGTAGTATTCTGAGTCCGACTAACGAGCCGATAAGCAACCCGACCGTTTTACCTAATCTTTTTGCCTTTGAATCCGCTTCTTCTGTTCCCCCGGTCAATCTCTTTATAAACCCGATTATTGCGATTATAGTTTTAGCCAAACCCTTTAATATGTTCCAAAAGAATCCAAATCCAGAACTAAAGCCCTCTTTAAATCCGTTAAAAAAGTCCTTAACCCGCATTTTTATAATGGTAAATGCTATAATCATCGGAGCCACATTACCTTGAAAATCACTTAGCCAAGCGTTCATTTTTAGAATAAGCACCTCAAGTCTCTCGGTAAGGCCACCTACGGCAGAATCAACACTGCTCCACATGATTTTAAGTATGCCACCAATTCTTCTTCCAGACTCAAAGAGTTTATCTTGAAGAGTTATCTGTTGTGTAACATTTCCGTTTATATCTTTTTGAACCTCGATAACTTTACTAAAAGCCCCCAAGAATTTATCTTTTACCGTAAGCATTATACTGTGAAAAAATGAGTCGGCCTGTTGTGTATACCCAACAATCTCCATAGTAAAGATACTCATCAAGTCACTAACATTTGATAGAGCACCGCCAACCGTTTTGACCCTGTTCTCCATACCACCTTTATACATAATGGCTAAGTATTCAGCGAGAGCCATCTTGTACTCGGTTGTTCCTTTCGCTGCCTTTTTTACTACGTTGGCGTACTCGATCATCTTCTTTTTTTCCTCCTCCGTGCGGTTACTCTGCAAAGCGAGGTTTATCATATTAGACATTCTCAACCCTGTTCTCATGGATAACTGCATCCAATTACCCTCCCCCGCTTTTGTGAACATATACATACCCGTGCCGAAGTCAAATCCTTCCGCACCTGCCATGTCACCAATAGCTGTGAATACCTTCTCACGCATATCATTGGTCTTTGTTAGCCCCTCCTTTGCCATCTGCAAAAGAGCTTGATTAACATCGGGGAGTTCAAAGGGAGTCTCAGCAGCTTTCTTTCTCGCCCACATCAACCCCTCTATAGTTTTAACATCACTGTCTAATGCGGTTTTGATAGAGGCAAAATTATTCTCCATAGTAAGACCTGTTTGATACAGTTTATTTCCTATGTTGGCTATACCATAAGCAATACCACCTCCGAGAAGTAAATTTTGAACACTCATAAGTCGGTTAAATAATCCGGTAACGGTTCCTGTAACCCTTCCGAATCCCATCTCAACCCTATCCCAAGCACTACCATATTTTATGATACCACTTCCAGACACCGATGCTTTTCTCAAAGATTCATCGAGTGAGTGAGTACCTCTTTGAACCTTATCCAATTCTCTTGAATAATTTCCGAAGAAGTTTATCGCTACATTATATCCGAGTTCAGTTGTCATTTACCTAATTATTTGTTGCTCTCTGCATCATTTTTCTCCTTCAATAACACTTTTGTTTCCCTATCCCAAAGAAACCTTCTTAATTTTAACGGCATCTGCATAAAGTCTGAATATCCTACCCCCTTAAATCTTTTTATAAACAAATAAAGCTGTTCTTCCATTGGCGGGTTTAACTCCGAATTTTGAAAAAACAGCTCTCTGTATGGCGTGGTATGAAACGAGTAGAAGGGTCTTACAATGTCTCTTTGGATAAAATATCGTGCCTCATTGTGAAACCGTTCAGAAATTATGCCGAAAAAAAATTTTCAACCGCAGCAATATGTGGTGTAAGCCTGTTACAACTCGGACATTTATCTCTGTAGTACAATGGAGCCGACTTTAAAGAAGTTTGCAATTTCTCCCTGATAAGCTTTAAGCTCTTTGTTGTAAAGGTACTGTTATAAAGTCTTTTTCCCATACCCATAGCATACTCGCTCGGTATAGAATCAACAATAGCATAACCATTTTCGCCCTTCTCAACAAAGTATAAACCTTCTTGACATGTGAAAGAAATGTTTCTCCAAAACTCGACTTCATCAGAAGCCAACCCCTCGTTAGCAATCCCGTCACCTAATAACGGAACACGATAACGAATCATATTGTATTTCATCCCGTGTATGTCAGCGAACTTTTCAACCCCGTCAGCGTTTATTTCATAGGTCTTATCAAGAACCACATCAATAAACTCTGGAATCTCATCATTCTCATCAAACGGAATTTCGATCTTTTTTAAATCAATATCTCGCTCAAAAATATGACCACAATACTTGCAGATCAATTCTTGTTCACCCATAGTATCTTGCCACGCTTCAATGTGAATTTGTAAAAGCAAAGAACCGGCATCTACCAATGGGATTTTTTTAATCACCGAAGGAACAACGCCGGATTTTATAAATTCAGAAGCAACTCGTACATCTTGAACAGACTCTACAGCAACAGCTATTATTTCAGAAAACCATGTGTATAATTCCGTCTTTCCGGGTCTTTTAACAAAAACTTTTTCTGCTTCCCCGGAAGTCTCTGCAAGTTTAAGCGTTTTAACCGCCGTTTTGTTGTAATTAAATCCAACAGGTAACTTTAACATATAATACAAGATTTTTTAGTTATACAGTAGGTATTTCTTCCCATTCTGAAACTGAACAAAGCAACTCTACATCATATCTTTCTTCTGCTGCCGTGTCTAAGTCGGGATGCTTAACTTCTTTAACTCGAAGTCCAAAGAACATAATTCTGAAAACCTCGGTTTTGTTGTGATACTTTACTAAAGCACCATCAAACCTTTGGCTCTCGTCAAATGATAGGGCGACCAAAGCCCTAATACTTGCATCATCTATTGAAAGATCATACGGTCTTACCAAGGTAATATCGTTGAACTCTTTCAACTGTGAAGAGTATTTGTGTTTTATGTTGGTCGTACCATCAACTATCGAGACCTCTCCCGATTTCTTGCTTATCCCCGAAACTTTTTGAAAGTTGGGGAAAGTGAAACCGGGAATCTCGAAAGTCCAATGGTTACTTGTCAATAAATTATCCGGTCGTGGCATAATGTTTTTTATTGAGGTAAATAACCTTTACTTATTACTCGGCATCAATTGTTACCGTAACAATCCAATTTTGAGCTGCCCCATCCGAGCCTGTGATAATGTAAGTTACCGCACTCGTGAAATTGTTTGCCGTTGTTCCGCTTACCTGTGCAGTAGCACCAACTACTGCCGAAGCACCCGGAGATAATGTGAAAGTAGCAACCAAGGCCGTAACCGTAGTTCCGAAAGGAACCAATAAAGCAACCGTATGTGCAGTTGCATCAACAACACCAATAACATCGGGTGTTAAAGCAAGGAAATCAAAGGTTAAAATATCATTTCCCGGAAGAGGGTATACCGTAAAGTCAGCAGTTGTTCCGGCAACTCCCGTACGAATATACATGATCTTAGTCGTAAGGTTGATGTACTGAGAGCCCAAAGGGTACTTGGTTGCATCGGTTACGAACTCGTCAGAGGATGCAGGAGCACCTGTTCCTATGAATCTTTCAGCAGGGTTAGAGGCATAAATGCCGCTTAACTGTTTTAAATTTGTGATAGCCATCTTTTCTTCTATTTGTGTTTAATAATTATTACAAGATATTCAGCACCCCGTCATTTCTATTGAGTGCTATTTTTTGATACTCTACGGTTTCTGGCGGAATCCATGAAATATCTTCGTTTATTTGTTTTCTGTTTACCGAATCGGTTGCTACCGTAATTACAACAGCACTTGAAAACGGAACGCTTCCCTCGATACCCCCTTGGTTATATAAGTTCTTGAAGAACATAATCGAGTCGATGTACATGTCCTTTCGGAGCTTCGGTGTGTTCAACTTTTGGTGGAACTTAGCGTTTCGGTCTTTCAAAGAAAGTTTTATCCAATTTGTTTCAAGTCTTACATGTGCAGAATGATAAAGTTCTGCGGTAGAGCATGTCCTTGATGAGTACATGTAGTAACCTAAAATAGAGTTATACATGACCACATTTGTCAAGAACTCGGTAACGTATCTTTTCTTTGTGATTTCGGTAAGATCAATATGAGAGAACTCATATATTCCAACAGGATAAGTATTTTCACCTGCGGGAACACTCCAAACATATCCACCGTCTTTTATGCAAGCTCTTCCGAACCCTGCACCCAAGAAGTAACCTATCCCGGGAATCCAAGTGTACCCTGAATTTTCATCAGATACTTTTACCCACTCAAGGTATTTACCCATGCTGCTTATGGTTGCAGATTTAACTGCATTGTGCAATGTTTCAAGATCGGTTCCGGTAATATCTTGTGCTGCATTCATCACAAAATACTTATCATTTGCCTTTGCAAAAACTTCGGCCTTTACCGCAAGTGTAGAAGTGAAAAATTCGGGGCAAGCGAAAATCGTAACAGGGCTACCTGCAAAAATAGCCATACCTTCCGGTGTGTCACCTGTGTAAGCAGGTTCAAAATCACCTTCAACCGGTGCAACATAAGTTCCGCCTGTAAGTGTAGCGGTTCCAACAGCCGTAAATGGAGAAGCATACCCATCAGCACCTTCGTTCATCACCACATATTTACTTACAGAGTTTACCTTGGCTTCGAGTAATGCGAGCGTGCTGTCATAAAGACTTTCTACGAGTTGCGAGCTTTCATAAACCTCCATTAAGAAGTAATCGGTCATTCCACCGGTAACTTCCTTTGGGTAAAGTTTAACAACCAAATTATTCCCCCAATCTCCTTTATCTTGTTCCCCCTGATACCCTGCGGTAAATCCGGCTATTACTTTTGTAGCTTCGACAACATTCCCTGTTGCTGCATCGGTTCCTGTTCCTACGATACGAATACCATAAGTAGGTACATAATTTCCTTCTAAGTTTTGGAAATAATTTGCCATTACATATGGGGAGTACATAGAAGCATCAACACCCCCAAAAATTTGTCGATCTTCTTTTAATCCGCTTAAAAAGATAAGCTTGTTTTCAACCCCACGAACACGCTCCATAATGAAACCGATAGCTCTTGCGGGATTATTGCTACTAAGGTTAAGGACATTCGCTGTTCCTTCCACCATATCCATGCCTATATTCATAGTATTTTAATTTTTATGTATTTTTTACTCTTCAATACTTCATTTGCTTCATCGGAGTAAGGGATAACGGTTATCCTGTCCGTAAAATTCACTTGTTTCCCTTCTATCATAACGCAAATCTTACCCTTAGTAAGCTTTGTTATTTCAATTTTGGGAGCATATTTTTTATCAACCTTTGCCGACTCTTTACTGTCCTCGATCTTTGTTTCTTCGGTATTGGTATTTTTACCCTCGTTTTCGTTTTTCATGCCTTTCATAACAAAATAATTAGACAAATATATAAAATAGAATTTATAAAAACAACACTAATCACCCGGAATTTGTAAATAAAATTCCTCCCCTGTTGTTTCCTCTTGCTGTTTAAGAACAAACTTAATGGTTTGAATGATGTCCTCGGTATTGGTAACATTAACCTTAAACCAAATCCAAGTATTCAAATTAAACTCTTTTATGCTCTCAAACTTGTTGTCGTTTCTCTCTCCCCCGGGTAAATTCTTGTAGGTGTAATTAACAATAACATCTGTCTTAAACGTGAAACACGCACCGTTAAATGTGCTAAAGTTGTTATGGAACCACGTTTCAAACATATCGTAGTCGGCCTGAGTATTACCCGCAAAAGAAATTTGAAACTTAAAGTTGTAAGGAATCGGTAGGGAAATTAAATCTCCGGATATAACTATTCCATTTTCCTCTACATAATCACCATCAATGGTATCAACACCAAAACCCCTACTCTTGTCATAGTCGGGAGCAAAGTCTTGAATAGAGATAACCGGGTAGTAGTTGTAATCATCCTCAGTATTGAACTCATCCCCCTTCTTGTAGTAGCGAACCAAAACCTGTTTAAGCGTTCCCCTGTAATCGGTCATAGCTATAAACGGCCTCGTTTCCCCCGTATCTTGAAAGGCTTTTTGAACTGCCTTTGATAAGAACTGAGATGAGAACTCATAGATAACCTCTCTTATGGATTCAAGTTTATTCATTTCTCGGCAAAATTTCTTTTATATACTCTGGGAACCGTTTAAAAAATTCCTCTGCCGTATACCGCCACAACGGTCTTGCAGGTATTCCCTGATCTAATCTACCAAACTCCAATATTTGAGCAACCTCATACATCATCATCTTACTCCTCGGATGCCTTGTCGATTTCTTAAACCCTATGGTAAGGTGTCCGTTATAGTGGAACACAGATATTGCATCCACATAATGACCTTCGGCAATAAACGGTCGCTGATCCCAACCACGCAATTTTTTGTAGGCAAGCCACCTATCAGACAACTTGAACCCGAATTTGTTTGAGTCGATGTTATCAAGTAGCAAACCCTTAAACTTTTCGGCAGCAAATTTAGGCAGTCTTTGGCGCATGGTGTTTTTAAACAACTCAAAAAATATGAATGGTTTATACTTACCTACCTTATTGACCGTCATTCTGTGCATTATGGAACCTGTTTTAGTCTTAGTTCAATACCGATTGAAAACTCTGAGGACTCATTATCCGTGTTCTCTTTGTCGATGATCTCTTCAAGTGAATAATTACGGCTGTCAAATGTAACCTTTATACCCGTTGCTTTCTTCATAATCAGGTTAGAAAGCCTGTACTTCCCCGTTTTTTCGTATAACTCCTTTGGAGAAACATAAACAATAGCCGATATTTCGTCAGCTATACCAAACTTCTCTCTTTTCTTAGGGCTTATGTTTTTTTCATAGTAACATTTCAGCGTAAGCTTCCCGTTCCAATTCTTAATATTGTCACCAAAAAATGACGATTCGGAATCCTTACCTGTGAAGGAAGGAAAGAACAAGTCAACAGTTTTGTAACTGTTATCTATTCTCGAAAGGAATAGTCCTTGATAACTCCGTATCTTGGTCTTTGTAATCGTGCGCATGTTGGAACCAATGTTTTTCTAAGTGAATTTGAGACTGTATAACCGGGTTGTTCCGTAAGGAAAAATCATTGCTTAGCTTCTCATATTTGTTACGAATAGACAACTGTAGCTTTGAAATAAATCCATCACTGTCACCCCAAATTGATGTGATCGCAGAATCACCCTCTTCTTTCTTCGGGGTTTCTGTTATCGTAAACACATCATTTATCCGGGTAGTTATCTGTTTATCGGTATTAACATAAGAATCCTCGGTAGTACCTTGAATATTTTCATACGACTGTGAGGCATAAAGTATGGTCTTTTTATCTTCGAGCAAAAAGAAAGAAACCCACAAGGCTATAATCCGCAACTCAAAATCTTCATAAGAGTTGAACTCCGTCTCCTTATCCGTCAGGTTTAAAAAGTAATCATCAGCCGTAAAATCAGCACCCCTATACGGATATTTGTAGTTAAAAAACTCATTTATCTTGTAGTGAACCTGATCTATTGAAAAGAAGTTTTTGATCTTTAAAGGCACTTCTGATGAAAGTGAAACATCGGTTATGGGGGATAAGTTCGTACTCTCTGTAAGTGGAATGTATAAGTCATAAAACCTAACCTCAACCCCCAAACTTTGAAAGTAGGTAACTACCTTGTACAGTTTGGATATTTCAGATAAGGGTTTAACAACCGGTTCCGCATCACCGAGTTTAGTTGTGAGTTCGGTAGCCGAAATAGATAAAACTAAATCCTGTTTAATAACTCTTAAAGCATTAACAGGATTCAAGTCGAGGATATTCTCTCTTATGTATTCTATGAGTTTTTCATAGTTCGTCATGGGTACATAGGTTATTAAATTACTGTAACAATACCTCTGTTCATCAGTTTAATACCCAAATGTCTTTCCATTTCTGCCCGGTCTCCCTTCTTGTATTCAACAACTTCAAAACCACCGACATTCATTCTGTGCTTTTTAACGAAAATTACTTTGCACATTGCAGCCTTGTTCTTAGACTCAACAGCAACAACTTCTTCTGGTTTTTCAACTTCTTTTTTCACGGTTTCTTTTTTGGGTTGTTCTTTCTTTTCGGGTTCTTTCTTTTCTTCGGGTTCTTTTACCTCTTCCGCTTCTTTTTTAACAGCAGACTCTTCGAGAATTTCTTCTACCTTTTCAACTGCCTCTTTTACGTCAAGAGCTTCTTCCGTTACTACTGCCTTTGGTTTTTGTTCCTTTGGGCTATCTGTTTTTGGCATGATACTAAAATTTAGTGGTGAATAGAATAAAGGGTATACTCAAAGCATACCCTTTGTTTCAAAAATATTTTTACATGGTTACGATTGACACAATATAGTCCTCGTCAAGTAATCCTGCACCGAAGATAGAGTACCAAGCCAACCCGTGTTTTCTTCCGTAGTCGGTTTCATCTCCTTCTCTTAACTCAACCGGCAATGCTTCTGCATAAGCGAAAGCGTTTTCACCAAAAAGAATAGCTTCGTAAGTGGCTACATTACAGCCATACTTCGCTAAACTTTGAGCTGCGGTAAGTTTCGGCATTTGGGTAGTTGAAATGAAAATAACACCGTCAATCATACCTACTTCACCTGTAAAGATGTTTCTGGTTCCTGCATACGCATTAGCGTTGAACCAAGCGGAATCAGTTTTCAAGTAACGTAATTGGTGAGGGGTTGCTACGCAAATGTAGTATTCACCGTTGATCTTCGGGGCATCGTTTTCTTCGAGTACCTTTACAGCTTCTCTGATAACATCAACCGTCAATTTATCATCTGTCAAAGATGCTAAATCGGCTGCACTTACATTCAAACCACCATAAACATGATTGGTTGTGAGTAAGGCAGCATCACGGATTTTACTATCCAAGGTTTTTGTGTAGGATTTAGATAATTTAACAGCCGTCTCATCAAGAACGTCAAAGGTGTTAGTTACTAAGGCTTTTTCACTAACTGCTGTAGCTTTACCATACTCTGTGACTACGATTTTTACATCTTCATCATCCATTTTTTCTTCGCTCAGTTTTACTCCTTCGTCAAGTTCTGCACCTTCCGATAAATCAGCGAATCTTGTAAACGTAATAGTGTCACCCGGCTCTTTTGTCAGGTCGTTTTTCTTTTTTGCAAATTGGTAAAACACCAAATTTGGTCTTGCTTTCTCAAGTATCTCACGTGAGTAAAATTCTCTCGTTGATGAACTCAAATCAGTTGATAATGTTGTTCCGTCAGCCATGATATTTTTTATTATAGACTTTTAATGAAAACTTCCTCAATTTACTTTTTCTCTCTGGCCAATCGGGCTTCTTCTATGAGCTGAGCTTTTATACCCTCTTTCTCTTTTTCCCAATCTGCCGATTTAACTTCACTTATTTCTTTAACGATGGTTTCACCACCATTTTGACCTGCCGGAGGAGATTTAAAAGCCTTTTGTAACAATTCCATAAGAGCATTGTTTGGGTCTGCACCACCAGAACCGGCACTGCCTGTTCCTGCGGGTACTTTACCTTCGACTTTTTCTTTCTCTTCCAACGTAATCCTCTTACCTTTTCCGTCATCAACGGTGATATACTTCTTGCTTGATTGCAATGCCTCAACTAATGAAGCATCTAATTCTTCTTTGCTACTACCACGTAAGAACTCAGGAATTATAAATCCCTTGTGTTCTGCAATAAGTTTCTCACGGTAAGATTCAGCCATGAATTTCTTGCTATTACCCTCTAATTCATCAATCTTTTTTTGTAATGCTTCAACGAGTTCGAGTTGCTTTTTACTGCTTTCCCCTAAGAGTTCCGAAATCATTTTCTTCATACTGTCAAGATCAGGTTCTTTTTTACCCTCGCCACCATCACCATCATCATCCGATTTAGCGGGTTTTTTCTTTTGTGCTGCCAACTTTTTCAATTCTTCTTTTACTGAGCCAAGTTCGGTCATGATACCATCCTTGTTTTTTGTTGCCTCTTCCAACTGTTTTTCCAACTCTTTAATTTTGGTGTCATTTTTGGTTTCACCATCTTTTTTAAGCTGTGCTATTTCTGTCTTGTATTTAGCAATATCAGAATACAGTTTATCTTTTTCCTCTGTGCGTATTCCTTCGATCATCTTTAACAACTCCGGGTGGTCTTTAACCACATATTCAACTCCGCCAATAGTTATTTTGTCTACCATAATTTAGTTCCTCCATTTTTAGCGGGGTGAATTACCCTTTGTAGTTAGTTCGACTTTCTTTCAGTTTCTCGGAAGCATCCTTTAATGCACCCGTTTTGCGGTTTTCTTTCTTAACGAAACCTCTTTTGTTATCGTCAACAAGACCGTCTTTTTGTCCTTGAGGTAAATTTTTCATTTGTTTACAATTTAGTTATTAATTAGTCTTAATAGTGATTACAAAGTTATGAAAATAAAACTTAAAAATACAAATTTATTTTATGTTTCACTATAAAGTTTCTTGTGCGACCCCGATTTGTGGTTGTTGAACACCCATCTCCGGCTGAGCGTTCTTCATAAATTCAACATCTTCATCTATCTCGGCAAGTATTTTTGGAATATTCTTTTTACCCAATTTTTCCATAGCCTCTCTTCGGCTACCGATCTTTCCGTTAAGTTCGAGCGTAATCTCTTGAAGTTGTACCATCCTGTCGTTCGGGAAACCATATTCAAAAACAGGAACAGTCCTGTAATCGGCAACATTGGAAACCTTACCTGCTGCTGCCAAAGTTCCATAAAACTTCTTGGCCATAGGGTTTGTTGTAACAAATACAACGCTGTAAATATTTATCCGTTTATTTATCTCGGCAATACCCTCAGAGTACGTTGTTATTTTCCTGTCCGCAGCCATAACCAAAGAATGATACAGCATCTTTAGTGCAGCCGATGAAGTGTTGCTTATGTGTTGCACCTTGGATAATACCTCTTGTGGAACACCTGTTAAATCATGTATGGCTTGCCTTATTGTTTCTAAGTACCTGAAATTTGAATTTAAGTCTGCATCAAGATTCAAGTTAGCAACAGTAGAACCTTGTGGTAATCCAGACCAAACCTCACCGACACCTCTTTTAAGATCACTGACCACCGCCCCTGTTATAACGGTTACGGGAGTTCCGTAGTAATCAATAACCGTTCTGACATCTTCGGCAGCTTCATTATAAATCTTGTTAAGTTTTAAAATGTCAATAGCATCACTGTTACCACCATACCCGAAAGAATTTACCATGTTTTCTATGTGAACAACGGGGTTAATTGAAAACAGATTCTCTGCTTCCTCTAATTCAAATCTATCAGAAGAACCAACTTTCTCAACAAAGTATGTGATAGTTTTTTCGTCTGTGTACTCGGTAACTTTTTGAACATATTTCTTCGAGTGGTTTTTAAGTATCTCAACAAACCTATACCCTATAACCTCTGTCTGACTCCCGGGAGAGAAAATGGGAACCGTATACCTTGAATCAAGTATTTTTATACCCGGCCTGTAGTTCTTAACATCTAAATATACCAACACATAACAATCACCCGTTACCCCACCCATTTGTAGTATCTCTCCGAGTATCTTTCTTTTATTGTGTGCATTCCAGATAAAGTTTACATTGGCCTCCATAGCCTTTTCAACTTCTTCCTCAACCGCATCTCCATAGATATTCTCTATGTTTACCTCAAATCCGTTCCTTCCTATCGTAAACTCATTAACCTTGTTTATAATGGCTCTGATGTAGTTAAAGCTCAAAAGTTTTTCATTGTTTTTAGCCCAATGTTCATTGTCATAAAACTTGTACGCAAGCCGATAAAAGGCTAACTTTTTAACCAGATCGCTATTTTCATTATACACGTTGTTGTGCACAAATGATTGAAGCATTATCGTACCATCTGTGTTTGTAGTGTTATAGTTGTTGACCCTATCCTTTATCATTAGTTTTTAATTTTTTGTTTTACCAACTGCTCTTCGAGTAAGATTTAACCGATGCATAGAAGGGGCTTTTATCCACCCTCGCCTGTACTGTTTCCTCATATATAAAGTTTCCGGCAAGATTAAAGAGAGCGAGACTATCACAATAATCGTCTTTAAATCCGGAAGTTTTTTCACACACCATGTAGCCACCATTCCAACCCTTTGACAATGCGAGCATTTGCTCTTCAAAGTTTCTGAACTCTATGGTATCAACCGTCTTTTTATCATGTGGGATTGCTACCAATCTTGCCTCCATGTCCTCATCAAGTGTTTTCCACATCTCCGACTTAGATTTCGAGCTGAATGGGTAAGGAATTATATTGATATGTTCCGATAAATGATACATAATCAAATCTCCAAGAGCAACCCCGACACCCGTATAATCCATGAATAAAACCCTTACCCTATATTCGACAAGGGCATTTATAATGTATTGCAACTGCAAAGCATAATCAAGTCCGGGAAATTCCAACCAACCAAACACCCGTTTAAGCCCACGCTCCCCAAACTCAGTAACAGGTTCCTTAACATTACCAAGGGTTAGCACCGTAGATGCAGCCGCTTTTGCTATGTCGAGACCCGCAATATTGAACGTGTTTTCAAATTCGGTTCCTTTTATTTTACTTATTACAGGTATTTTCCTGTAGCAATATTCGGTTAAGTTGTCAAGTGATGTAAACATACCTGTTGAAAAAAGCCAATGTAGGCGGTATGACAGCCTAAACTCATCCGAATTTTCCCCCATATCCCTCTTATCCTGCTCCACAGATTTCTCATAGAGCATATGAAAGCGAACACCGTCTTTTTTGTATTGATCTCTTTTAGCCCGGATTACTTGGTCGGCATCATAACTGTAATGAAGCTTTTTAGTTTCTTTATCCACCGTGCTCCTCAGTTTTGCATCATAAATTTTGTTAGCCACAATACGCCTGTAAAAGTCATTCATCGTGTAGGTAGAAGTACCGATACGAACCATAGTTCCAAAGGTACTCGCTAACATCGGGCGCACCGACTTCCGTATTTTTCTATCGTCTAAATCTTGTGCTTCATCGAGAAACACTATGTGGTAGGTTTTACTTTCAATCTTACTCTGTTTGGCTCCGGATTGTGCCTTTAAAAAGCTCCCGGACTTTAGTCTAAAATCTCTTATACTCGTTGGTGAGTCATTAATATCCGAATCAGACATGAACTCTATCGTACTGTCTTGCCAAAGTCTTTCCAAGCATCTTGAATAAACCGTTTCAACCTGATCTAATTGGGGTGCTATGATACCCATTTTTACCCCGTTTTTGAAGTGACCCAAATCCTTAGTGAAAACCTTGGCAAGCACGGGGAAAAATACACCGACCGTAATTGACACAAAAGAAACAACTTCGCTCTTACCAGAATTATGCACCTTTATGCCGTTGGCTAAAAACCACCCTTTATCGGGAACCCTAATATCCCAAACCTCTCCATCATGAGAATACCCCGTAGATATAACCCTAACAAACTCCATTACCTCTCCATCATCACCAATAATTTCATCGACTATCTTCCTTCTCTTTATTGAAGATAATTCTCTATACACGGGGGGGTTTTTCTTACCTAATATGCACCCTATGGTATCCCTAAAAATTATTGCATTTGTGTTGCCTGTGAATACAACCCTTTTAAATGTTTCTCCGGGAGTGTGCTTTTTCATGACCTCTGTTTTTATCCTCCCCCGGATACCCAACTTATTTAAAAATTCCCGGACATATTGGGCAAGTAAGTAAGAATTACCACAAGATAAACCACACTCATATTCCTGTGTGCCACTTCCACCCCTGTTATTTTTTATGCATACATACCCATCAGCAGGGTACATACCCCTAAAAAAAGAACTAAGATTATCTTTATCAAGATAGTTTACAGCAGTAGGAAATCCTTCAACAAAAGCCATCTCTTGTACCCAATCTTTTAGAGTATTAAACCTGTCTTTTTTACCTGTAGTAAATAGAAGATCGTACGCATTTCCTTTTGGGTAGGTCTTAGTAGTTATATCGGGAAAATTTTTCTCGACTAAAAATTGAACCCTATCTAAATAATCTTTATTGGTGTTTGTAAATTTTATAGACTGTCCTTTTTTGACTGACCCATCGGCAGTCAGCCACCCGAGAAGTTCAGATAATTCCAAATCCATATGACGACTGCCCTCTTTTACCTCGGGTGGTGAATATGCATTTATGTACTTAGTATACTTAAAGGGTACAACATTATCCCCGAACCTAACATCTCTTTTAAGAACCGCTATTTTATCCCCAACCCTTATGTCTTTTTGTTCTTTCCACCCATCGGGGGTAAAAAACGGGTGGTTGTCAGTAGTAAATGTTTCATATCCCCTAAGACCTTTAGTAGAGTATATTTTTCTGTTATCCCCCGTTTTCCAACTATCTTTATGTAGCTCTATGGGTAGTATGTGACCGTTTCGATCATAAATTATCTGCCCCTTAGCTATACACTGCCGGGCAAAGTGAAGTGTTATATCTGAACCATCATTAACCAACATCGAATAAATAATACGGAAACTTGGGGCGTACTGATAAGCGTATAAGTCTAACCCGTACATCTTCTGACCTAAGAGCATCAATGCCTGTGTCAGTTTGTACGGGTCAAATGAGGTTGCAATATTCTTTACCTCTTTCTCTACATCTATCTTCTCCCCCTTTGTTTCAAAGGAATAACTCTCCTCTTGGGGCTTCACTTTATGTTTTACTTCTTCGGACATTTGTTTGCTGATTACAACAGACAAATATAAAACATAAAATTATATATCGTATAAAAATTTTACTTTTTGATTTTACTAAGCCTTAGTTTCGATAAAATTTATTAAACATCGACAGCTCCTTATCCTCTTTCCTCTTATAGCTTTCACACTTCCACCTGCACCAACTTCGTGTATGCTTCACCGTTCAAGGCAATGCCGTTCTCCGAACGGTTCGCCCGAACTCCACTTACATGCCGGATCATTCAAGGCAATGCCGTGAAAAACGGCCGCAAAAACGGTTTGTTATACATATTCCTTGCATTTAGGACAATAGATTTTACCGTCCATTTTACAAGGGTATTTCCTTTGCGCAAGACAAACCTTAATTTTTTGCTCATTGCCTTGAATGGCCGGCGATGAAGTGGTTTTTTTAGGTATTTTCATAGTAACTTTATTTATTAAAATGGTAAGTCCGGGTCGTCAACCACTACTGGAAAAAAATTCGTGAACTCAAAATTGGTCTCGGTGGTAGGTATGTGTTTCTTTGTACCATTTAGGGTAGTGGCAACATAACTGTACTTTGACTTAACAGGTTTATTAACACTCTTGCTTCCCCCAACCTTGGTACTGTTCATAACCTGTGTGGTATTATCCCAATTATACCCCGTAACAGTCATAATCTCAGCTTGAAAATTTATTCTTTCATTTATCTGCACCAAGAACCTCTTTATATTATTCTTATCCGTATCAAACTCCTTAGAATCATTACCTCCAAATGCTGCTATCCTTATCGAAGTTTGGTCTTTTACAGAAACAATCCTATACATTCTACCCGTTCCGAGGTACTGAACCAAGTCACCGTTATTAAAACCGTATTTCATAATCAATCTTTTGTAGTTTACTTCTTCTTCTTAAAGCGACAAACGAGAACATAAATGAACCAATATCCTCAGCACTCTCCCCCGCTTTTGGGATAGTGTTTGAAACATCTTCGATAGATTCCACTAAATCATCGAACTCCTTTTGGTGAACACCCTTAGCCGTATCTATGAGATCATAGACTACATCGGCAATACAGTGTTCAAAAGCTATATGTAGCTGATAACCATCTTTTTTTAAGTCTTTCATATCTAAATTTTGTTTAGTTAAAAGTAATCATTTTTGTTAAAATATTAAAACCATAGGGGTATTATATTTCAATAGATTGTGTAATACTAATAAGGCTACCGAGCAAAAGAGAGTATCTTATGCGTTCACTACCAATGCCATCATCTAAAAATAGGCATGTAAGATACCCGTCTATAAACTCAAGGTTTTTAACCTTCCTGCTTTGTGTCATAGAGGTTCTAAACTCTACCCTATCCCCGGGCTGAATAATAAATCTGGTTACATCACGCTTTTCTACCAGATTATTATCCCTAATTTTACCTTTCGGGTATTGCGAAACATAAAGTGCGTATGTAAAAACCTCTGTTACATAGAATACCCCACCTTTATACAGCACAGCATCGCCTTCATTAAAATCGTATTTCATCTAAGCCAATGTTTTATACTCGTAAAGTGCATATCCCCTAAAATAACTGACCTCTCTACCGCCCTGTAGGTAGATGTCTCCCCTGTAGAGAACCTAACATGCAGGGTATTGTTTACCTCTATATTATACCCGGAAACCGTGTGAAAAGTACCATCATGTGTGGAATAAAGAATATCATCTTTCTGTATGAGTAACCTCTCTACCTCCCCCGCCATAGCCTGTGTAATATCTTTAGTGTGGATATTGGCAACATAAAAAACCTTTCCTTGTAAGGACTTTCCATCATGTGTGCCTACCTGTACCTCGGCTATAGAATTTACCTTAAAAATCCCGTCAAGATTTTTTAACCTAACATAGTCGCCTTTATTTATCATGTAGTTACTCATGTCTATGAAAAATAACCTTTCCACCCCTTATTTTATCTTCAAACTCTGTGACAGGCTCATTGAAAGAGATGTCAGTAAAAAGAATTACATATTTATCAATAAATCTATCGAAAACAATATCATCTATCTGAATAATAGCACCGACATTTACATCGTGAAAGTAGTCTCCCTTCTGTGCAAGAACCCTGTGACAGTTGTTCGGGTGTGCTGTAGTAATTACCATTACATCCCCTGAGTTACCAAGATTGGCAAGTTTAAGGTCGTCAACCGCATCTATACCTCCCACCCAATACAGAGAAGAGGAATACCAAACAAAGTCTCCAATATTGAATCCGAATTTTTTCATATTAGTTCTGCTTCTCTAAAGTAATACTCACCAGAAATAAGTCCTTCCATAAGCTTAGACAAGAAAATATCAATAGCGATAACCTGCATTCCTTGGATAGCTAATTGAACAGAAATAGCTCCTTCTTCGGACATTTTAATTCCTGCTACAATATATCTCTTATCATCCCCCATTTTGGATAGCACATCCCCATATTGGACTATAAGCCTATGAATATTAATACGAGCACACAGAAAAGTTTTCGGTTCGGTCTTTGCTGTTTTAACCATAAAGTGTATATTCTTATCTGGTTTTAAGTGCCTGTCCTCCAAACGCACTTTTTCTCCCATAGAGTTGTATGCAGTATCTTCAACAATCTCCATGAGTCCAAAAGTATTGCTGGCAACCTTATCTCCTTTTTTAAAATCTGCTATCATATCACCCGGAAAAAATAGTCTATCATACTGTGAACATAAATCAAGTGTGTTTCGGTTCTCTGGCTTTGATACTCAAATGGGTTGTAGAAATCAAGACAGATAGCCTCATACAGTTCCGGGCAGTCTCTTTTTATCATCCTTCTTATCTTACTCCCGTTCGCTTTCTTAGCCCCTTGAAACATCATATCATACTCATCCCCCACTATCTGTGAGCAAGTACCTACAAGTTCGATATGTTTGTTGTAAATATCAAGCATCTTACCCCCACTTTAAGTTTTCAATCGGTATTTTCCTGTCTAAGCTGACAGCAAATCTCTTGCTTTTCAGCCTTGCCTCATGATCTATACCGTTCGGCATGGAGAGTTGTAAAACATGTTTTCCTGTAGACATATCTACAAGCGTGTAATTCGTAAACTTTTCTTTCTTTTTTCCCATTTTTATTGTTTTAGTCGACAATTTTTAAAAACTTGGCATCCTTTAATTTAGGATAATCAACACCATCACGATTATAGCTTGAATTATACCACCCACCCCCTTCCGACTCATATTGGAAAGCCTCCAAAGAATCACCATCATTATAGTTAATGGTCTTGAATTTATAAAACTTCTGTATAAACTCACCGCTAAGGTTTAAAGATGCAAACTCGGCATCGAGAGGAACATTGCATGTAAGATCAGACCTTTTTATAGTTCCAACAATCGGTATCTCAGCCCTTATATTTTCCATACCCTAATTTTTTTCTTTGTAAATAGAATAGCCGTCACTCCAACCGAACCCTTTTCGCTTTTCCCAAAATTCATAAGGGGTGCAGGTAGCACCATCATCAAGTATTATCATTCCATCTTTCATGCTCATCCACTCACCTTTCTCGAAAAATCTATGAGTGACCTTATCTCCCATAGCCATAGACAATACAGCCTCTTCCTTCGACATATTTTGCTGCCCTTCTTCTTTATTTGCAGTAGTATCACATTTATAACACCCGCATTTGACAAATTCTAAATGCTCAACAACTCCGTTTTTATCCGGTTTACCCCAATGCCTGTGTTTATTTACTTCGAGCTTTTGGCGGGTTACCTCAAAAATAGTTTCGGCAGTTAAGCCAAAGTGGTATGCAGAATCCAACAGCAACATAAAGCAGTCGGCATATTCCATCTTTGCTTTTTGAATCTTTTTATTGGTCTCCACCACACCTATACTCTCATCTCTGACTACAGAGTATACCTCTTCTAATACCTGTAACAACTCGTCAACTTCTTTTTTCAAGTGGTGCGTTATCGACTTTGTTCGATCATACTTCCCAAACGTAGCATTCGACCACGTGGAAATATCATCCATTAAGCTTTGTAATTCTTTCATAGCATTACCAATTAAATAAATCAAGTGTTCCGGAGCCAAATTCCTGTATCTCATCCACAGTGCTAAAAACTGCCCTTGTTATCCTAACCTTAAAGGGATAATGAGTAAGTCCCTTTTCTATGCTTTCAATCACCCCCTCCTCAAAATTCGGGAGCATAACCTTGTCACCGACATTATATCCGTTCATTCTTATCTATTTTTTATTGATTACTATTATGTTTGTTGCTATTTCTGTGCCGCTTTCCTTAAAACTGCCCTTTGGCAATGGGCTTATCTCTGCCTTTACCTCGCAAAGAAAGTTCCTAAATTCAGTCTCCACCGAGTTGTTTGAAATCTCCCAATGCTTAGAAGCAATAGAAACCAATCTACCCCCGTGTTTTAGGTGCTTATACATTCTTTGGATATGAACTATGTCCTGATTCTTTGTAAATGGGGGATTGGCAACTATCCTATCATACCTCATCGAAAGATCGCTTGTCATAAAGTCGTTTCCGAGAACCGCAGCTTTGAATAATACTGTCTCTTTCAACAGCACTTTCCTATTATCCGGGCTTAATTCGTAGCAGTCAACCTCTTTACCGGGAAAAATCTTGTTTATTGCTTTCAACATAGCCCCGTGACCCGCACTCGGCTCCAATATCATATGCTCTTCTTTCAGTCCGGCCATCTCTACCACATAGTCCGCAATATCACTCGGAGTCTCGAAGAACTGATAATCCTTTTTAAGGTTTATTTTGTCACCTCCGGCAAGTTTTTCCAACAGTTCCGTAGGGTCTGCGTTGAATTTAAAGCCGTAAACCTTACCTCCGACCCATTTTCCCCCAATACCCTCAAAGGCTTTTTTAACCTCCATGTAAACCTGTCTGTCAAGTTGAACATCAGGGAGCTTAATAACATTTCCGTAAACCGTATTTACATAAACCGTGCAATTTTGAAATACTTCAATTTTTTCCATTTTTTCTTTTTAAGAGTATATAACAATCATTTGAACCAAGCGTGTAGCTATTCTTTGATAGCGTGGTAACCGCTTCCTTTATTTCATCCGACAACTTATAGTGCTCACACAATCTATCAATATTCTCATGCAGCTTTTCTGTCTTTTTATACTTCCATTTCTTCATACCCGGTATGTTTATATGTCCTTACAGTCGGCAGCTTTTAAAACCTTGTACATAACCATAGTGATGTGGGTTTTAGGTGCATCATCCGACAACCCCCAATCTTTTGCACAGTCGATAATATCCTCATACGTGATACCTCCGCCATCTTCATCGGAATCCCAAAGTTCTTTAAATTTTTCTTTTGTGTATACCATTTTATGTCTTATTTAGAAATTATAAACAATGTTTCTTGGCTATAACCTGTCCGGAATATTTCCCATTTGATACCACATAGTGATCCTCCGGCATCTCCGTTATATGCAAATCGGAAACATTACCATCTCTAACATCGAATGCCTCTCCGCCAAATTTCGAGTACCATTCCTTAGACAAGATTCCATTAACACCGATAACCACCCTGTCAGAAGCAACCTTGTACATATTGTTACCCTTCATAGAATCCATTTTCTCGATACCACCATGAACAGACATACACTCCCCGTTACCTAAATAGCGGAAATACCCTATTCCTGCAACACGTATAAGATCACCGGACTTAATCTGCCCTTTTGTTCGATACCGGTAATCAACATGCTTCTTCGTGTACTTCCTTTTACCCGTGTACTTAGCCTTACCCGCCTTTATCGGTATATCGGAGTCGGTAAGCACATCATTACTCTTCTTTTCCGGCATCTCTCCATCATTGTTACCCATAACGATCTTCATATCAGTTACAACCTCTTCGATACCCTCAATCTTATACCTACCCATATCTTTTTCATCTATCTTGTCAAGGTCTACCCCACCCATATCATCAACCTTTAGAGTTCCATCATCAGGAACCAACACGATCTTAAACCTACCCTTCTTTGGCAAATCTAAATTACCGAGAATCATCTTCCCCTCCGAAACCTCACCTATCTGCTTATGCCATTTGTTCAATCCAAGAACACCACTGATCCATCCGATCTTTTCAACCGTCATTGCCACCCAATCAATGTCAGATTTTCCAAACCCGACCCATTTAGTTTTTTCCGTCATTACCTTACCCTTATTAGTTATTATTACCTATTAGTTATTAAGCCTTATTAAGAATTAATTGTTACAGTAGTTTTTGTTTATATCAAACATAAGAGTGTATATAGGGTGTCTCCACACATAATTTTCTCGTTTAAAGGGAGGGGGGTCGAAACAAACCACGTTTTCTTGAAGTTCTTACCGTGGTCTACCTTCTCTGTCATATCTCCATACGTACAAGTCGGTCTTAACCACAATTCTTCATAAGCATCCCCCCTGTTTCCCTATTAAACAAGACACAAAACACTCTTATTCTTTCTTATCCCCGTCTCCCTCTTCCAAGGACACCTTGAATGATCCGTATGAAATCGGGAAGGTATAATTTAAATCTATTTTGATACCGAATATTTTTTCTAATTCGTCTATCAATTCTCCTACTTCACATAATGCATCCCTTAATGCCTCATCCCCCAAAATTTTCGCAGGAATAACCATAGCGAAAACAACGTGGGTTATTGCTGTGCCTAAGTAGGCAAGACCCATATGATACTTGTTGATGTCGATGATAGTATCAGAGTACCTTACCAGATTAAAGTTTATAATCACTGATCTAAGGTATCGGACACTCTTCCCTGTTGGTACTGTTCCAAGATGTACCCTCCAATAATCCTCCAACACTCTCTCCGCTTCCCCCATAGTTTTTGAAGATAGAAGATTGAGGAACCTGCTGTTAGAGTAGTCAGGTGTGAATTGCATAGTGAAGTCGAGAACTTCATGCTTTACTGATAATTTCATACTTTGTGTCTTTTAGTATATATAATATATAAAGGTATAAATAATATTCTTATTCTTTACTATATATCCTTACTTTCTTTTAAATTAAGCCCAATACAACCTGCCCCTCTATTGTTCTTGTAAGGAACCTGCAACTATCATCCTCTTCCCTCTCTTCATAAACCTTATCCACTCCCCTTCTTATCCTGTAATCATACTTCCTCTTTTCGGTAAACTCACTACCGTAGGTTTTGTGGTAAACCATCAAATCCTCACGGAACCCCGTAAGTGAGAAATGCTTTCCATCCTTCAAATAAAACGCTTCTGTCAGTTTTTCTCTTTCTGCTTCTCTACCAACACCCCCATAATTTTCCTTTAGGTATCTAACCAACACATCTCGGCCTGTGCCAAAACTCTGTCTTTCTGCATTCCCATAAAGGCACAACATATGCCTGATGTCGTTTATTTCGTTCATAGCTTTATTACTATTAAATTCAAACCCTCGTTTCTCATGAGTTCGGACAACCCATAGAGCAATTTGTCGCCATACCCATCATGGCACCTTTCAATATTTTCAGAAAATATCACTAGCTTTTCTTCTGTAACAATAGAGGAAACCTTCTTTAGTCTCTCCATAGCCCCACCCCCTAAAGGGGAAGGTATGCTACATTCAGCATACCTGTAAACCTTATCAATCTGTAACCCTTCCATCTTTAGTCGAATAAGTCAGCTACAACCTTCACAAACCTTTCGTTGAAATCCTCCCTGCTCTTGAATTGAGCCATTTCAACCGTTCTCACATCATGCTCGATCTTAACATCTGCAAGCTGCAATATCCTAAGATTGGACTGATTGTAAAGTTTCAAATCCTTTGCTTCCGGGATACTCTTCGGAATCCTCAATTTGACCGAAACTTCCTCTCCGAACACATCTTCCAACTCTTTAACCATAAAAGGTTTGACCTCTTTCTCCATGAATCTGTTGTACTCGTCAACAAGTTTCATATTCTCCAACTCTTTTTGCTTAGCTCCGTGGAACATCTTCAAATAATCCTTTAAAATTGGCATACTTCTCTTTTTTGTTAGGTTTCTACATCGTTTTTCTGCTTCTGTTGTTATTTTCTATGTAAAGATATGCATAAATGAATGATTTTAAGCACTTTTGAGTTACTTTTATCTCCCTTTAGCCCGGTTTTATTTTTGTTTGTCTGTAGTCCTGTAGGCTTGTTTGTCTGTAGTCCTGTAGGCTTGTTTGTCTGTAGTCCTGTAGGCTTGTTCGCTTATAGGCATAAAAAAAGGAATGCAGTTTTTGCATTCCTTAAAAAGTCTTATTTTTTTAGTGGGTTCAATTTTTTAGCCTTAATCGGTTCGGGTTGCTCTTTCTTTGCATCCGTTTTTTTGCTGCCTGCCTTGATCGGTTCCGGTTTCTTTTCTGGTTCCGGTTCCGGTTGTTTGCTTGCTTGCTTGCTTGCTTCCTTCTCAGCCTTCAAAAGTTCCTTTTCTGCCAATTTTGCAGCCTTCAAAAGTTCCTTTTCTTGCTTTTCAGCTTGCTTTGTTGCTTCCTTGGTTGCTTCAAAAGGTTTTAAAAGCTCTTTATAGGCTGCATTTAATGCAACCATATCATTTTTTGAGATATTGCCGGCAAAAGTTGCTTTTCTTGCTTCGTTGTATGCCTCTGTGAGCTTTTCTGCTGTCTCCTTGCCCTGTAAGTGTTCAATCTTTTTATCAAAGTTCACTTTAAAGGAAGCACTTTTTTCGGCTTTTTTCTCTTCGGCTTGCATTTCTGCAATGGCTTTTTTAGATATTCTTTCTTTTCGTTCTTCAACCTCAACCACCCACTCGGAAAAAAGTTCTTTCATGGTTTCTATTTGCTCTTTTACCCATCTTTCGGCTTTAAATTCCCTTTGCTTATATTCTTTGAGCATTGGGAACATTCCAAAAGCATAACCATCTCTGGTCTTTGTGAGTAATAGGTCGTAAAAATCATTTCGAGATACAAGCATGGCAGGTACGTAATCCCTGTCATATTCTGCTTTAATCTCTAACATTTCCCCGATTTTTTTGGTCTCGGTATGTGAAAATGAGTCAAAAGATTGGCCTAAATTCAATGAATCCACAAACTCTTTTAAGTCGCTTGGTGTTAAGTCTTTTAAGTATTCCAATAAATGAAACTTAACAGGTTGCTTGTTAAATTCGGCATAAAATTTTAAAATATTTGCGTCCGTTAGCTCTTTCTTTTCTTCGCTCAAAATAAATTCATTCAAGATGAAAGATGAAGCATACTGTACGTTGGTTCCTTTGTTTTGAACCAAAATACTTTCTATTGTGTGCCATGCATCAATCAATTTAATAAATGATTTATGAAAAGCTAATGAGAGAGTAATAAACCCGAATGAACAAAATTCAAAGATTTTCGTCTTGTCATTTGATAATCCGAAAGAATGAGGTAAATTATTCATTCCTTTTGCAAAAGTGTTGTTTTTTGTCGTTTCCATTGTGTAATAAATTAAAGAGTTTATTAAATTCTTATGCCTTTTCAATCCGGATAATTAAAAGCCCTGTAAATGGCTTTAAAAGGTCTTTATTTGTCTTTAATTATCCCGGTTCTTTTCAGTCCTTCAAAAAATAGCTTTCTTTCGTTCCGGCTTTATCCCGTTTTTATCGTGCCTCCCGGCGGTTTTATTTTCGGTTTCTTGCCTTGTATCTCATCCCGTCTCTGCCCTGCGTCTTTCTTTCTTTGGTTGCATCCGGTTTTTATTTGCTCTTTGGCTTTTATTGTGCCGGTGCCGGTCTTAAGTGCTTAATTCCTTTTATCAAAGAATAAGCAAATATATATCAGATTTATTTAATATGCAAATTTATTTTTTATTAAGGCTTAATAAGGGTTATATTTTTTAATGTAATGTTATAATAATGAAAGTAATATAAATAGAAAAAATTTTTTAAAAAAGTTTAAAAATTTGCGTTCCGGATGCAAAAAATAAGAATTATT